CATAAGAAACAAACTCATGATCTTAGGGTACGCTCGCTGTTCGACCGAGGAACAGATTGAAGGCACGTCGCTGCGAGAGCAACAGCGCAAGGTCAAGGCACTGGCCGAGATGCGCGGCGTCGATCTTGCCTATGAGTTTGTTTCTTATGTCGATGCTGGAGTATCAGGAACAATTCCTTTGGCGGAACGTCCCAATGGCGGGAAACTACTGTCCGACGCCGGCAAGGGAGATATTATAGTTAGCACAAAACTAGATCGCTTGTTCCGTTCGGCGTCCGACGCTCTCAATACTGCCGATCTTTTGAAGAAACGCGGTATCGGTTTGATCCTGATAGACCTTGGCGTTGAGCCTGTGACCGATTCCGGAACCGCCAAGTTGTTTTTCGGCATGTTGGCGCTCATGGCCGAGTTTGAACGCTCTCGTATTGCCGAGCGTATGCAGGATGGTCGCGAGGCCAAGCGGGCTAGGGGCGGCTGCATAGGAACCGTTCCTTATGGCTGGCGTAAGGTGGGGATGGGAAAACAGGCACAGCTTGAGCCTATTCCCGAGGAACAGGCAGTTATCGAAAGGGTTCGATCAATGATCGAGGGAGAGCGAGCGTCACGTTGGAAAATCCTACGCCAGTGTAGGAAGGAAGGCATTTTGTCCCGCTCAGGCAAGCCGTTCCAAGCAAACCAGATGCAGAGAATCATGGAGCGGGTGCGTGGGTGATCGTAAGCACGCTGTCGATCTTCTCAATTCCGGTATTGCCAGCCTGTCGGACAAATCAAATCCGCAGGCATTGCAGCATGCTTACCAGTGTATTTCGTCGGCGTGTTTGGTCGATCCAACGTTTTCCGACGCCTTTTACCAGAACGGCAATACAATATCCGATTTGAACTTGTTCAACGCCGCCGTTGCTTATTGGCGTCGCGGGCTGCAATGCGAGACGACCTCCGATCAGAAATCAAAAATTCTCGGAAATATGTCATGGCGTCTGTTGACTCTCGGACGCATTGAAGAAGCATTGCAGGCTGGATTGCAATCGGTCGAAGTCGATCCGAAAAACGGGTATTGCTGGATCACGCTCGCCAACATCTACCAGATACTTGACGATGCGGAGAAATCGGCGGATGCTGCACGTAAATCTTACGCATTGATGCCCGACGATCCTCTAGTCGAGTTCGGTTTGGGACTTGCTTTATTGTTTAATCGAGAATTGGTCGAAGGATTCAATCATCTCGAAGCCCGTTTTCCTTACAAGCTGAAAAACTATCTCCAGTACCCGTATCCTAAATGGGACGGCACCGCCGGCAAGACGGTGTTTCTTAGCGCCGATCAGGGTTTGGGGGATACGCTTTCGTTCGCTCGGTTTGTGCCGATGCTGTGTGAGAAATCGAAATATGTTCATGCCGCGATTCAGCCCGAGCTGATGCGACTGTTTGTGCATGTGTTCAACGACATAAGAAATCTCAATCTCATTCCGAACGGGCAAGTGTTCCCGGCGGCTGATGCTTGGACGACTTTTGTAAGTCTGCCAAACGCATTGGGACTTGATGACGCAACTATTCGTAATACCAAACAGATTGAAATATCGAACTGGCAAATTCCGTTGAACTGGAAGGTGCCGGATCGAAAGATACACATCGGTATTGCTTGGGCCGGTTCACCGTTGAACAATCTCGACATGCACAGGTCCATTCCCGTACACGAATTTTACGAATTGTATCGGGTGCCAGGAGTTCAACTTTATTCGTTGCAGGTTGGCGACCGCGCCAAAGAAATTGGAGACAGCGGCGGTTCGGGGTTGGTGCGGGAACTTGGTCCCTACTTGCGCGACGTGGCCGATACGTTCGCGGTTTTGAGCGACCTTGACCTCGTAATCGGATGCGAATCAGCTCTCGGCCATATCTGTGCCGCGACCGGCAAAGAATTTTGGCTCCTGTATAGTTATCTAGGCCGCGATTATCGTCTTGGGCTAGATACAAAAGACATGCTCTGGACACCAAAACATAGAATTTTTCGCCAAGGCAAAGACCGCCAGTGGGGACCAGTATTCGAGCAGATCATAGAAGCGTTAAAGGAGATGTTAGATGTCTCTAAGAGATAGGCTTGAAAAATTTCGTGATGAAGCAAAGAAACGCTCTCTTGATTCTCTAGAAGGGGAAAACTTTGATTACAAATCCGCCGAGTTGTGTGCTGTATTAGATAAAGTTTTATCACCGCCGGTTCGTATGACTACTGTAACTTTATCTGGCGGAGTGAGCGCCGATGGAAAAACTGACTGACGACGAGTTTACGGTGCTTCTGATAGCCAAAACCGGGCAATCGATAGGCGCGATTGGGCGTTGGGAAATTCCTGTCGATAGTCTGGTTCGGCTCGGATTCTTGAAGCGCGGCGATAAATTCAACAATTATATAACCCCGGCAGGAGAAAAAGCCGTGGACGAAAGGGAAAACGAAGATGCTCGCGCGCTTATTGGAGCGATGGCGCCGGTTCCTCAAGTACAGGAGGATATTCAGGACTTCGTGCAGCAGGCCGCCCAAATCCTCGCCAAGGCGGCCAAGGCGTCGTCCATTTTGACCGGAGACGCGGAAAAAATAGCTGCGAGGAAGTGGGGCGCTCTTATCATTGAACGGGCATGTGAATTGCTATGAGCATTTTGGACATAAATTTGGATATTTCCGGCACAAAGTTGTCGTTTCAGATGACGTTTGATCCCAATTTCTATTCTGATGTCGGAATGAGACAGTATCTTTTGAAAAACGGTTTGTGCGAGCCGGAAACCGTTCATCTATTCAAACGGGTATTGCGCCCTGGCGACTACGTGATCGACGTTGGCGCTAACACCGGGTTCATGAGTATCGTTCTATCAAAGCTAGTTGGACCTAAAGGAAAGGTTCTTGCTGTCGAGCCGGGCGTCAACAACATCCAGAAGCTCAAAGACAATATAGCCCACAACAAGATCACCAATATCACGATCTTGACACAGCCGATGTGGAGCAAGAACGAAGAAGTCACTTTTCACTTGGCGCACGACAGTGGCTTAAATTCCATTGTCGATATTCCCAACGCATTGAGCGCGGTCAAGCTACAGGCCAGTACGCTAGATGAATTTTGCAAGCCTGTGCCGAGGTTGGTCAAGATCGATACTGAGGGTTCGGAGCCTGATGTTTTACAGGGGTTGGGAAATGTTCGCCCGGCATTTATAGTTTGCGAATGCCACAGAATTACTCTCGGATACGCCAAACACACGCCCATGTATTTGAGAGAAACGGCTAAAGATTTGGGCTACGATACGTTTTTGTTGCACAATGACGGAGCTATGCCTACCATGCTTCCGTTGAGTACAAAGATTCATCGGGAGCCTAATCCGCCCAATATCTTGTTTTCAACGTTAAAGGATGTTGGCGAAGTCTGGAATACGGTGGAGCTAAAATGACCATCGGAACTTGTGCAAAGTGCTATTTCGTTCGCACGATCCCCGTTCACACGAACGAAGGACCGCGAGACAGGACGGTATGTGCTAGGAGCTGCCCGGTCGCGCATGAAGCTACTGGTTCGGCATCATGGCCCATTATCGAGTATCCCGACAGTTGGGGGTGTGGCGACGGGGCCGATTGCGTTACGATGGCCAGCTACGGACAAACTAATCCACCTGCTGACGGTTCTTATAACCCACAGGTTCGGGGCGCATGACACTGTTGTTTGCCAACGGACGACCGGATGAAGATGCGCAGTTTTTCATGCTGAACCCCGATCGCAAGGCTAGGATTCGTTATCCTAGAAAAGTGTTGTCGAAAGACAGGCAGCGGGGCGTTCGATACGTTGACGAATGCGAAGGAGAATTTTGGTCCTTGGGCGATCACGACAAGTCGAGGCGCCGTATCATCTTGACGAGAGTGGACGTGAAAGGCGAGCCGTTGAAGGACAACCACCTTCTGAAATTGCCATTGCTGTCGTTTTCCGACGAGATGATAGAGGACAGCGACGAGATTCTACTTCCATTGATACGAGAGATAATGACAGATGCGGCTAGGAAAATGTCATGACTTGGTGGCGCGACGTTCATTCGTCTATGGTGTCGGAAATAGGCTATGACGCCGAAAACCAAGAGTTGCTGGTGAAGTGGGCCAGGGGCGGAAAGGTGAGTGCCTATCAAGGGGTGGATGAAGCCAAAGCCGATGAACTATCGAAGGCGCCGAGCGTAGGACAGATGATAGAATCAGAAATTAAACCGTATCATAGTCACAGATATGTCTGAGCAGTCCGATCAAGCTGTTGCCACCCTTCGCCGCATGGCCGATAGGATCGAGCACAACAAGGACGCTTCATTTGGCGGAGCTTGCGTGATCGTCCTTCCGCAAGGGGAGGCTATCGAGTTTGTGACGTTGGACGCTCAACCCGACGAGGCTCAATTTATTTCGACGATTGCGACAAGATTGCAACTAATTCAGACGGAAATGGCGGTTCGCCAGCGTACCGGGAAGGCTTTTGGGCGTTGATTTTGTTGCCGAAATAGTTAAGTTTCCATCATGGCTGGATGGTCCCACGAAAAGAGAGAGCGGGTAGAAATTGCTTTCTACCAATATCTCGACAGATGTTTTGTTAATTCAAAAGACGCGGGAGAAATCTCGCTTGGAAAACATTTGTATTGGGGGCAAATGGAGCTAATAACTGAGATATTTGACGCATTAGAAGAAGATATCCACCAGATTTATGTGTTAAAGAGCCGTCAATTGGGAATCTCTACTCTCATACGCGCTCTTTGTATTTTTCTCCTAGGAGTTCACAAGGCGCTCAAGGGAGCCATCGTATTTGACACGGATCAAAATAAAAGCGAAAGCCGTGTTGAATTGGAATTAATGATTGATGGCCTGCCTGCAAATCTAAAATTCCCTTCAATAAAAAACAACAATCGTGCTGGCCTGACTTTGGAAAATAACTCCAAGGTTCTTTTTATGTCGGCTGGTGTGCGAAAGACAAAGAGTTCTGGAACGCTAGGCCGCTCTGTAGGTCTTACTATAGCTCATTGTTCTGAATTGTGTTCTTGGGATAATGAAGAAGGATTTGAAGCGTTTCAGCAGTCGTTGTCAGAAGTACATCCAGACCGACTTTATATTTATGAGTCCACCGCTAGGGGGTTCAATTTCTGGAACGATTTATGGATTAACGCGCGCAATGATCCAGATCATTGCAAGTGTGTTTTCCTTGGTTTTTGGAGCAAGCAAAGCCAACGCATTGATAGGGATGATAAGGATTTTGAAAAATATGGATTGCAACCACCTACAGATAAGGAATTGAAGAAGATACAAGCCGTCCGGGAACAATACTCATTTGAAGTAAGCCAGGAAATATTGGCTTGGTATCGTCGAAAGATGGACCCTTCCGCCAAATCAGCGGAGGGAGAAACAATTGAATTTGAAGGCTCCACTACAAAAATCCAAGAGCAGCCTTGGACAGAAGAAGAAGCCTTCCAGCAAACTGGTTCTGTTTTCTTCACGCCAGAGACACTGACCGACCACACCAACAAATACGTGAACAAAAACTACGAACGATATATGTTCACCCCAGGTCAGGAGTTCATGGACATGCTGGTTCATAAGGCTCCTAACCAGAAGATGACCGAGTTGAAAGTTTGGGAGGAGCCGGAACCAAACGACGCCTGCTATACGATTGGCGTCGATCCAGCCTACGGTGAAAACGAGCATAACGATAGGTCGGCTATCGAAGTATTTCGTTGCTATGCCGATGGCGTCGATCAGGTGGCCGAATATGCTTCGCCGTTGATTACCGCACAGCAGCTCGCTTGGGTTCTCGCCACCATCATGGGCTGGTACGGACAGGGCAATAACGAAGTCCGGTATATTCTTGAAATCAACGGTCCCGGTTCTGCGGTGTTCACGGAGTTAAAGTCTCTACAGTATAAGATCGACAACGCGACATGGTTACAGCCCATGGTGGAGGAAAAGGGTCTTAGAAATCTTTTCCAGAACATCAAGACCTACATCTACACTCGCGTTGACGCCATGGGAGCGGGATACAATTGGCACTGGCTGACCAACACCCGCCTAAAGATCATGGTTCTGGAACGGCTGCGCGATCATATTTCGCGGGCGGTGGTTCGCATCCGATCCGCTGATTTGATTAACGAGATGCAGTCTATTGCACGAGACGGGGATACCATAGGAGCGCAGGGGTCTAAAAAGGACGACCGCGTTCTTGCTGCGGCATTGGCGGCTTATAATTGGGAGCAAAAGTCTCAAAAGAACCTGATTTCACAGCGCAGAACGCGCGAAGCCGAGGAAGCTCGCAAGATCGGCAGTGTGGTTGATCGGGTGGCCTTGTTTAATCGGAACCATCTGGATATGTTTTTCAAGGCTAAACAGGGCGCCCGCCGCCAAGATCAGGCCGTTCTGGCGAGGAACGCTTGGCGCTATAGGTAGGACATGGCTTTCAGCATCCGTTGCCCCGAGTGTCGCAAGAAGTTTCCTTGGAAGCCTACCGAGGGGTTTCCCGATCAGTGCCCAAATCCTGATTGCAAAACCAATATCGGTTTGACCGAATCTCAGATAATCGACATTCCAATGCCGTTCTTGTCGTCGGCCAAAAACCGTTCGGTCGATAAGGTTTATCGAGACATGGAGGCCGGGTCGGAAGTGCGCGCCAATGCAGCAGCGGAAATGACCGGCGCTACTGCCGCAGAAATGTCTGCGCTCAAGATCACCAACATGAACACCGGAATGAGAAACGGAGATATTGCAGCGCCGTCTCTAGCAAATAATCCGGTTGCTCAGATGGTGTCGGCGCCGCAAAGCCCGTTTGGTTTTCAGGGAAACAACGGACTTGGATTCAGCGGTCCGGTAGCGTCAGGACCGTTTGCCAATTCGGGTGCCAAGTTTCAGTCAGTTTTGCGTAGCGCACATGCCGAAAGAGTGGGTTACGACGCGGTTGGTGATCGTCCCGCGAACGAGATGTTCAGCCCAAATTATAGACGAAGGGCCTGATGCTTACCGTTCCGTCCGCGCCAAAGGAGTTGTTGAATTTTACCAACGACACTATCGAAAAGTGTCGAGTGAGTGTTGGCTCGAGAGCGGCTTATTGTCGGTTGATGAACTCGATTACCGAGACTGGCCGGTACGACGGAACCAAGTCTCTCATCAATATGATGTATAAGCACCTTGATCGATCGGCAACGCATTTGTATAGCCCGGTCGAGTTGAAATTCTCCATAGACTTCGACCGCCCTGCCGCGAAAACATGGTACGAGAAAGCGAATGTCGTTTCCAAGCAGCTAACTCGACAGTGGCAGAGAAATTCGACTGACAAGTTGTTCGGGCGCGGCGTGTTCGACGCCATGAAGTATGGTGCTTCATTCTTGAAGCAGTGGTGTCAGGTCGAGGGACCTAAGCAGAAGCCAAATTACTACGCCAAACTAGTCATGCCGTGGCAGTTTGGGGTTTACAACGAAGCCGAGAACGAACTAGAGCGCCAGCCGGCACTGTGCGAGACTTCCATTGTGACGTTGCCAGAGGTGTGGCGCAGAATTTGTCACCTTCCCAACGCGGACAAGCTCTATAATCGTATCCGTTCGCACGCCATGACCGGGCAATCATTGTCCGATCCACAGTCGTTTTTCCATCAGGTCCTATCGACATCTCAAATACAGACCGGAGTGCAGGGTGCCACCCGCCCTCTCCCCGGCGGGATCGTTCAACTCAATAACGATCCGAACTTCGCGATCATGGGTCCACAGGTCGCCGCTGAAACCGTGCAGATTCATGAATTATGGGTACAGGACGACGATGATTACACCACGATAATCATGGTTGATCCTGATGTTTTGATTGCTCCATTACATAAGAAGGCAAACCTTCTCGGCGTCGAGGGAAAGCACCCTTACACGTTGATCCAGGCCAACGAAGTCTCGAATTGGCTGTGGGGTAGAAGCGAACTGGTGGATTTGATCGAACCGCAGGCCATGTTGTCGTCCATGGCGGATGACGCGAAGCGGTTGACCGGATTGCAGGTCGATAAAATACTCGCCTTCATGGGCGACAACAATATCACCGACGAACAGTACGGGCAGTTTCGTATCTCTGGTTACATGAATATGGGTCCTACCGGGAAGGTGCAGGATTTGACTCCTGCTTTCCCGGCCGAATTGTTGAACATGATAAAATTTATGATCGACACGATCAACAATCTAGGATCGTTTCCAGAGATTATGCAGGGTAAGGGTGAGCCGGGAGTTCGGGCCGGCGCACATGCCGACACGTTGATGAAAACGGCGGCTCCGACATTGCGTGATCGTGCTTTGATTATCGAGCGTCAAGTCGAGAACGCTGCCGATCTAACTTTGTCGATCAAGGAAGCCAAGGACGCTTCGACCTATTGGACTAAGGCAGACACACCAGAGGACGCACAAAAGACCAGTTTCTTGCTGTCAAATTTGCCGGATGATTGGTTCGTGACGGTGGATAGCCATTCGTCATCGCCTATTTTCTCAAGCGAGAACCAGCAGCTTGTCACTTACGCGCAGAAATCCGGCATTGTCGATGGCGAGTATGCGATCGACCACTTGCCCTTGCCCGACAAGGAAGGCGCCAAGATCAAATTGCGCGAGAAGGAACAACGCCAAGCGGCGATGCTTCAAAATATCCTCAAGGAAAACCCGGAAGTCGGCCAGAAAATACTCGCCAAGTCTCTTGGTGGTGGCCGCCGCTAGTTACGTGGGAACGGACTGACGATGGCAGGCCCGTTCATGTTGCGCGCCATGCGAAGGCTAGGATCGGTTTCAGCGGTTTTTTGCGCGAGGTTTTGAGTGCGCTGTTGGTGCAAGGCGCGTTCGACATGGGCTAGTTTGCTTTTTTCCATGTCCTCGAAGATAAAACCGGCGATCATATCAAAGCGAGCGTCTATTTTTTGTCCGTAGTCATCTTCTATAACTAGGTATTCACCAATTCTTTCTCCGAGAGTAGTGCAGGCTTTGGCAGCGCTCTCTTTGGTCTTGAAAATCAATGCGAACGCAAGAGAGCCGATGATGACGGTGATGCTGTGCATCAAACTTTTCCTTAGTTGGGAGCGTCGGCCCAGGTTTTGAATCGTTCGACAGGAAACATCAATTTGTTATGACCGAATCTTCGAAAAGGCGGGGGCGGTCCGTGTAGTTTGCTGATTTTTCCTGCGATCTTTTTTCCCTCTGCGACGCCTACCCATTGGTACAGTGTGGTCACGCAGACTGGTATGTAAGCGGCGGCTTCTTTTGCCGTCCAGTAACGCCGTTCAATTTTTCCGTTACTTTGCGCCATTGAAAAATTGGCATCCTTTAACACGTTGTAAAATAATCAATACGCTACCGGAGTTCATTTTGTCAACTATCTAGTAATTCCCGTGAATTAACGAAATTCTCTCCACTGTTTAGTCAACCCAACACCCAACACGGAGAGTACCAAATGCTGACGCACTACCGTCGCAAGGGTCGCAAGGGCCGGAAGTAAGGGCATTTGATCGCCCATGCCTGATTCGCCGTCACCAACGACTGCACAAATGCCCGGTCAGGGCGGACCGCAGCAGGCCCCCATGGGAGCGTCCCCGATAACGGGACCTACACCCAATAAGGGGTTTGAAGCAGCAGGCATGCAGAAGTTGGGGATGGCAACCAAGTTGCTGACCGAGGCGCTTCCGTTGGTGGGCGCGACATCCGAAGTCGGCATGCAAGTAATGGACATGATTAAGAAGCTCGCCAAGCACGTTCAACCGGGGCAACTAAACCCGGCCGCCGAGCGGAATAACATCGAACAGATGGCGATGAAGAACCAGCAAAATTCTCAGATGCAGCAGCAGATGAAGGCCGCCCAAGCAGGTGGCCCGTCGCCTGCCGCGTCTCAACCGGCCCAGGCCGCTTAATGCCGCACTTGACGAAAACTAAGATGAAGTCGGTGTTCAAGACGGTGAGTGTGTCTAGTGGTCCTTCCATGTCGGGTTCCGCCGATCACGAACATGCCGATACGAATCTGTCGGTAAAAACCGCACAGGCACCGGATGAAACAGCTTCCAATTTTGCGCGGCTACCGGGGCAGGTCTTTAATCCAGCAATGAGTGTCGCCAACCGCCCCAATCGCGGGCGAGTTTGAAGGAGTTGAAACCATGTCGAACATGAACATTTTCCAGAACGCGGCCAAGACCGTTCCGATGAAAGCGGACGAACAGATCGTTCGCGTCTCGATGGAAGAAATCGAGATTCAGGGCCGCAAGGACCACCTTCCGGCCGGATCGAAGTCGGAATCACTCAACATCAGCCATGTGCCGAACGCCGGCTCGACGGTAGGGCGATAGACCATGGCAACGGTCGAGGTTGATGAACTAGAATTGCAGCAGAACCGCAATGCGCGGGCGCTGGTCGAGGGGCTGGCAAAGAACCCGCGCACGGCCAAGAAGCTTCACGAGTTGATTAAGACAGTCAACCCGGACGCCAAGATCGCCGATCCTCCGGCCGACCCCTATGAGCAGGACCTTTCGGACCTACGCGCCGAACTGGCGGAAGAAAAGAAAGCGCGAAAAGAGGCGGAAGCCAAGCGCGAGCAGGATGATAAATTCAAGTCCATTGAAACCAAGCAGGCGCAAGGATTTGCGGAACTTCGTCGGGACAAGTGGACCGAGGACGGGATCGAGAAGGTCAAGAAGGTTATGGAGGAGCGCGGCATTCTCGATGTCGAGATCGCCGCCGCCTACATCGAGCGACAGTTTCCGCAGCAAGTTCCTATCCAGCCGAACGGGAACGGCGCGTGGGATTTCACTGTGTTGCCGGATGACGGCGACAAAGACCTCAAATCACTCATCGAAACCAAGGGCGAAAGCTCTCCGCTCCTCGACAAGATGGCGCGGGAAGCTTTGGCTGACATTCGCGGAACTCAGCGCCGCTGATAAGAGGAGGCTAGTTTGTCGTTACCTGGAATTGGCGTCGCTCCCGCAGCGGGTGCGCTTTACAACGAACTGGCGGCCGTAACACGCAGGGCTTTCGTCCCGAGGCTGTTTGTCCAGATTTATTTCGGCTCTCCGTTCCTGTTCTACATGATCGGAAACGCTCAGAGAGCGGCCGGCGGCTTGAATCAGATCACAGTACCCATGCAAGGACAAAGCATGGTGCAGGGTCAATTCACCGGCTATGGCGGCGGCTTCAATTCTCCCGTCATCACCCCCGGAATACAAAACGGCCAGTGGAATTTGGCTTATTGGGTCGTGCCGGTCCCGCTGCCCTTCGGTGAGACGGTGATCCAGGCGACCGACCGCGAAATCTCGTTGCTCAAAGCGCGCATGAACGACGTGTATGCCGTGACACGGCAGAACATGGCGCGACTGGCATTTACCAACAACGGCGCCAATCCTCTATTCCCGAACAGTCTGCAAGACGCTTTTGACGATGGCACCAACTTCCCGACCTACGGTGGCATCTCGCGCACCGCAGCCGGCAACTCAGCGTTCAAGGGTCAGTACATCAATCTGAACTCAGGCACCTTTAGCCAAGGCACGGTCGGCTTCACTCGCGCCTCGATGGCGACGTTGCTTGCTTACGTGACCGATACGGCCGGCGGAGAGGCCCCTACGTTCGTTGTCATGAACCCCGGCGACTACGCCACGCTCAACAAGGACATAGTTGGTCACGAAACTACGTTCGTTGATCCCGGCAGTTCCTATACGATGGGCACCCCGATCCGCTCGTCGTTTCCGAACATCAACATTTCTGGCGTTCCTATCTTCGCCGACCACTTCTGCCCGCAGGGCAACGTGTTCGGTGTCAACGTCAAATACACCGCGATGTACCTATCCGAAGATGCCGCGTTCGACTTCTCCGGGTTCTACTCGCTAGTTCCGCTTGGTCAGATCGGCCAGCAAGGTGTCGTGGTCGTCGGCTACGATGTGGTTTCGGCCAAATCCAGTTCCGGTTTCTGGGGCTATGGCCTGCTCGGCAACGCCTTCTAAAAGGAGTTTGAAATGCCCGCTCCGTTGTCAGGTCCCGGTCTTGGCCTCGCGCTACCCCAGAACCTTTATCCTTCACAATTATATAACGCACCCTACGACTCGGGCACGAACCATCTTACCTTGAACGCTGGAGATCAGCTTCCGATCGCCGCCGGCACTTGGTACATCAGTTTGGGCATGTATCTTATGCTCGAATACTACGACTCGGTAACTGGTACGTGGAAGTGGGCAGCGTGCGCCGGCCAACAGGGTCAACTTCATTACATCAAGTCGGATGGCTTCAACTATCGTATTGCCAACCGCCTTGGCTGCCCGATCGGCGGCATTGTCACCAATCCTGGCGGCACGGCCTATGTGCAGGCGTCAACCACGATTTCGGTCACAGGCGGCGGCGGCTCGACCTGGGCGCCTATCGTCGGCGGCCAGCTTACGCAAGCCGGCACGCTCGTTACGGCACAGGCTGGTGCCGGTTATGGCGTTCCGCCGATCCTAATTATCCCGGCTCCGCCGCCGCCTGCCAACAACGCCAACGGCGTCGGCGGCATCCAGGCATCCGGCTATGCCGGTATCAGCTCTGGCACGATCAGCACGATCGTCATCACCAATCCCGGCGCCGGTTATCCGACCGCTCCGACCAACATCGTGCTTCTGCCGAACCCGACAGACCCGAACATCGCGACCGGCATCACACTGGGGACCGTTTCATTCAGCTTGACCGGCTCCGGCTCGGTGGTCGGCGCGCTTTGCACCAACCCCGGCAACCCAATCTCGAACCCGGCCAATATCACCTTGACGGTGGCTGGCGCGGGCACGAACGCCACGGTCATCCCGGCCATGTTGCAGACCATTACGGCATGTTCGCTGGTTGGTACTTCGACGCTCAATCTGACCACGGGTGTCGCGGTCACGTCGCAGGGTGGCGGATACTCGCTCGGCACGCTTACGAACAGCCCCGAGTATCTTGGCCTTCGGTTCCTGCCGCGACAGGCGCAAATCTCGCTGGTATCGACTGGCGGCGGCACGATCGCTGCACAGGTCGGCACGCTCATCGATAGCGGTGTGTTCGCTTCGCCGCCGTCTCCAATCCTCCAGACCTTGCCGACTACGGTGGGTGTCTATGGCTCGGTCACGGGTTCATCGACCATCGTGTTCACCATGGGAAGCCGTCCTGACACCGCGATCATCCAGCCGGCACCGTAATGACGTACTCGCAATCGGTCACAGGAGTGCCGGCTGGTTTTACGCCAAATCAGCCGGCCGTTTTGCTTATAGATGATACGGTATGTCAAACACCGGGCGACCAGCAGAACGCGATGCAGTTGAACACGCCGTTCTTGTGCAAAGGACCCGATGGCGGGCAGGAGTGGTATACGTTTGATGCGGAACGATCAGTCCCCGGTTTCAGACGCATCTTGAAGAAGGTATAGTTTTGGCGGTAGCCTCCGCCTGGAGGCATGGATGCTCACAGCATATCAAACCAATACGAAGAACCTTCTTCAGAACCCTTCTTCTCCGACTACTCTTTATGACACTACCAGTCTAAACACATGGATTAATCTTGCTCGCGGCCAGCTTGCCGGCGAGTCTCAGTGCATCCGCTTTTACGGAACGATAGCAACCGTATCCGGCCAGAGAGCGTATAATTTTTCAAGCATCGCTACGGGAACACCAGCGACAAACGGCATTCGCGGCGTTATTCACGTTAGAGCCATAACTGTTAATTCAGGGACCGGGCAGTTTTGGCTTTATCCGCGACCATTTGAATGGTTCATGTTGTATCACATGAATAACTCCGTTCCGAACAGCGGGCTACCGACTACATGGGCGCAGTATGCTCAAGGTTCTGCCGGAACATCAACTGGATCAGGATCATCCGGTTCATTTTATCTCGATCCTATTCCTGATGCTATTTACACGCTTAACCTCGATTGCGTGTGTTACCCTATTGCGTTGACCGATGATACGACGGTCGAAGCCATTCCTTATCTGTGGACCGATTCGGTGCCGTTTTTTGCGGCCTATTATGCGTTGCTGTCGGCTCAGACCAATGCTCGACAAGCGGACGCGCAACGATATTTCCAGCACTATCAGACATTCGTTCAGAGAGCGCGTTCTGCGGCCAATCCAAGTTTGGGAAATTGGATGTATGAACAGGCAATAGACCCGCTGCAACTCGCCAACGTTGTTCCACCTAACCGACAGGCAGCCGGCTAATGGCGCAAGTTATTCTTCCATATTTGAAGCAAACGCAACGTCTCTTGCATGACGCAAAGCAGGACACGTTGGATACGGGCGATTTGGTGGATTATGTCAATACGGCGCGCGGTCAGGTGGCGGGTGAAGGCGAATGTATTCGTGTGGTTGGAACCCTTCCTACTGTAGTAGGGAACAGGGTTTATAATTTCTCTGACATCAATATTAGCGCACCTGGTATTGGCGGCGTTATCCATGTCCGTTTGATAAATTATTTGGTTGGGCAAGGAGCGCAATTCATAGAGCCACATGGATTTGAGTGGTTTAACCTTTATTACCTAAATAACCCGGTTCCTGATTCTGGGCCTCCGACAGAGTGGGCGCAGTACAAACAAGGCTCGGCCGGGACTGGAACAAATTCAACGGCGAGCGGAAGTTTTATACTAAATCCAATCCCTGATTTTGCTTACTCTCTTGTTCTAGATTGCGTCTGCTATCCATCCGCTCTGGATTTTTCCAGCACCAATGAGACTATTCCATATTTGTGGACTGATGCTGTTCCTTATTTTGCAGCGTACTTGGCTTTCTTGTCTTACGGCGTTCGACAAGACGATGCGAAGCGCATGTTCAATCTCTACACGACGTTTATGCAGAGAGCGCGGCAATTCTCCAATCCGAGCACCAACACACATCTATACCAACAATCGCAAGACCCTGCCGTTATCAACAAGCTTGGCGTTGTCAACCGGGCTACTGGAAACGGAGCGGGATAATGCCAGCATCACTCAACGACTACCTTATGGACACTCAGCGCCTTTTGCGCGAGCAGAGGCAGTCCGAGATCAGTCCGTCAACTTTGATCTCGTTCATTAATCGCGCGCGACGAGAAGTAGCAATGCGAACGCAATGCGTTCGTGTTCTTACGCCTATTTCTGGTCCGGTTATTACGGCCAGTGTCACAGCTCCCGGCTCTGGATACAGCGCCACTCCGACTGTCACTATAACGCCGCCAGATTTTCCAAGCGGACAAGGCGCTAATCCGGGTGGTGCCCAAGCAACTGGAACGGCATTTTCTCAATCTGGAACGATCTCTGGAGTCGATATAAATTATGGTGGTGATGGATATTTCCAGCCGCAAGCGTCGATCACAGATTCGACCGGGACCGGCGCGAGAGTGACGTTGCAAGTGCAGACTTTCAATCAGTTGAACCCTAACCAGGAAGTTTATCAGTTTTCAGGGATTGACTTGTCGCGTAATCCTGGCTGTGAATCTGTCTATGCGGTGAAATCCATTTCAATCATCTACGCAAATTATCGCTATTCGTTGCCGGTTTACTCTTTCAGCGTTTATCAGTCGATGATACGCCAGTACCCGTTCCAATATACTTACGTTCCTACGTTTGCTTCGCAGTACGGGCAGGGTGTGAACGGAAGTTTCTACGTCTATCCGTTGCCATCACAAATTTATCAGTACGAGTTGGATTGCTTCTGCATACCGGCACCATTGATTACAAATCTAAGCGAAGAAGCAATCCCCGATCCTTGGACTGATGCCATTACATACATGGCGTGCCATCTTGGGATGCTCTCGATCCAGAATTACAACGTAGCCAAGTTTTATTTGGATTTATTTGAGAAAATGTGTCTAGGATACAGTAGCTACGCGCGTGTCGGTCGCGGAGTAAATCCTTATGGGCGGTTCTAATGCCCATCCAAGCTTCTCCTCCTCCAGATCAGCAACAGGACCCGTTTCTTCCTACCGGGTTTAAGCCGCTTATTTTCGAGCAATTTGCTGGAATAAACCAATCGACAACTCGTGCTGGCATTCCTGACGCTCAGGCTTATTGGCTTGACGGATTCATGCCGCTTGATGCGCGTAATGCTCGCACGCTCTACGGCGTCGGTTCAACACTTTACACCGCGTCTGGCACAACCGTTGTTTTCTACGACTTCATCAATATCGGTTCTACGCCGTACATGATTGTTTTTCTGGCGAACGGTGCGGTAGATGCTGTCAATGTTTCTACTACAGCGGTTACTCATCTTCTAAATGCGGGTTCGATCACATCACCATCAATTCTCAATTGTGGATTGACGCAATGGGGCCAGCAATACCTTATCATTGTCGCTAATCAGACCAATGGGTATTGGACTTGGGATGGCGTCAACGTCTCGACCGCCGGTTCTATTTCTCCGGTCGCGACTATTGCTAACGGTGGTTCCGGGTACACAGCGCCTATCACAATCACGGCGGTTGGTGGTTACGGTCACGGCGTCAGTTTGACCGGCTCGGTAGTGGCAGGGCGAGTGACGAACGTATCGATTGTCAGTGCGGGTTCGGGATACAGCGTCAACGATACTGTTTATGGCGTAGTGACGCCTGTTCCGGTCGGCGGCAGCGGAGGATCGATCACATCTTCAGTGTCGGGCGGCACTCTCGTTTCTTTGACTATTGCCGCTTCTGGTAGCCTCTATGGGCCTAATACGTCTCTTGTTTTTGGACCGTTATCGCCGGGGCAAATAGGTCCAGCGATACTTCCTATTCTAACCAGCGGATCGATTACCGGCACTAGCATTACGTTCCGAGGTAGTGGTTTAACGACAGGAACGACAGGAACGATATTAATCACCGACACAGCAGTTCAGGCGTCGATCAACCTGAATTTGATGCCGTTCGGAGTGCAAGGAACGGCCGTCGAAACTTACCAAGGGCATGTTTGGGTTGCGAACGGACCGTTAATCCAGTTCACCTCTCCCGGTTCTATTACAGACTTCTCTACTTCTAATGGTGGCGGTAACTTTACGTCTAGCAGCTCGAACTTGAAGGTTTCCTATATCCAGTTGATCGCGGCCAACGGGTTCCTTTATCTCATCGGAGACTCGTCGGTTGACTATATTTCCGGTGTGCAGACTTCCGGTTCTCCGCCGACCACGACGTTCACCAATCTTAACGCCGATCCAGAAGTAGGAACGCCGTTTCCTATGTCGGTAGAGGTATTCGGACGAAACATTCTTTTTGCCAATTCGTTCGGAGTACAAGTCTGTCTCGGAGCAGATGTCCGCAAGGTCAGCCAAATGCTAGATGGGATATTCAATACCGTCAGCAACTTTGGCGGATTGCAACTCAGTTCTGCTAAGGCGACCATCTTCGGACGTAAGGTATGGATGGTTCTTGTCAAGATTGTCGATCCAGTGACCGGCAGTACTGTCAATAAAGTGTTCATGTGGGACGGCGGAAAGAAGTGGTGGACTTCCGAACAGGACATCACCCTGACCTATATTCGAGCGCAGGAAATCAACTCGCAACTTACTGCTTACGGCACTGACGGAACTATTGTATCTCCTATGTTCTCTACGGCATCGAGTGGATTTGAGAAACGCGCTTCGTCTCGGCTATGGGATGAGCCGGGAAGCTATATATTCACCAAGGCTAATGGTCGAGCGTGGCTTGCCGCCAACTACAACAGCACGGTGACGCCTGATTTGAAACTTACGATCGACAATCAAGCGGGTTTTGGGGCGACCACTTATACGATTGCCGGGCCAGCATCGACCGGATATTTTCTATCTCCGCCGCAAGCAATAGGACAAATCGGACAATTCCTTGGACTGACCATGAAAACCAATTCTCCTGATATGCAGTTTATCTCGTCGATCATAGACGCCGATCCGCACGACTATAGGGGATGATATGTCGATTGGGTTGCTACAGACATATCCTAGAACACCAGATGATTTTGCCGTCTGGTCGTTTGGTCATGCAGCGCATCATCGAGATATACTGCGGCGCATCTTCGAAACCAAGGGAAAGAACCTACAGGAGTTTGTGCTCGATCCCTTCGATCCAAGCGACATGGGCGGATGGGTAGATCAGCACAGGATCATGCACGAGCAGATGGACAGTGTTCTAAATATCCAGAGTAATGACCTGTCCTATCTAGACTGGTCGGATCAGGAGAACACGGCTCAATGGTTGCAGAGTAACTTCGTTGAGCATAGTATAGCGGCCTCACAATTGGGGATAGGATAATAGTCCAATGGCACAGACAGCGACCGCCGAAGTCCTCAATCCGGTTCGTGACCGGGAGAGAACCTATCCGCGTCGGTTTGAACTTCCCGATTTGTCACAGCATGGCGGATGGATACTGAATAGACTGGCAAAGGTCTATCGCCATCTTAACGAACAACAGATGGCCGGGTGGCTTCGCGGAATCGTCTATTCCAACGAGTTTCTGTTTCTTTACATGCCCCATTCTGTTGCGCTGTGTCAGGTCGAGCGCGGTCACACGTTGATACCTGCTCCGGTGGTGCGAGAGCATTTCGTTTGGGCCATGGACCCGGCCAATCCCGCGCATGTGGACGAAGCGGCAGAATTTTATACCAACATCATGCGTTGGGCGAGACAGCAAAGCGCCGGCACCATCATCGTCGAGAATAATAGCGATGTTCCGCATGAAACCGTCGTCAAGAAGTGCGAGAAACGAGTATTCACCCGCGAGGAAAAGTTCGTGAGGCTGTAAAATGTCGTTCCTGACCGACGTGTTTGAAGGAAATTTTGGCAATCTTGGGCATGACCTGACGGCCCATTGGCAGCAGGACTTGCCACTTGAACTTGCGGCTGTTGCCGCGCCGTTTGCCGCGTTTGGCGCTCCGGCCTTGCTGGGCGGGGCCGGGTTCGGTGCTGGCGGTCTCTTTGGCGGTGCTGGCGGTTTGTTCGGAGCAGGAGAGGCAACGGCGGCTGGCGCGGGGGCTGGATTAGCAGCCGACGCTGGCGGCGTTCTTGGTGGCACGGCGGCGGCCGATGTTGCTGGCGGAGGAGCGTTAGGATTGGCATCAGAAGGCAGTGCGTTTTCCGATTCGCCCGGTATTGCCGCAATTGATAGAGCCACAGCGGCTCCCGGCATCATATCCGGGGCGGGACCGTCTCCTTTGGATACTGCGGCGTGGCCTGCCGGCCCAATAGGCGCTCCTGGAGGCGCGTCGAGCGTCGGAGCGGCGGCGGGTGATGCCGCTGGCGGAGCGACAAGTGAAAGCGGTGGGTTCCTTAATTCCGTTCTGAGCGGAGCACAAAAATCTGTAACTTCCAATCCGCTCGGTATCGGTGCGGCTGGCGTCGGGCTTGGATTGGCGCTTACAAACAGAAACACCCAAAGTCCCAACCAGCAGCAAATGTCGGCGCAAGCGCAGCAGTTGGCGGCGCAAGGCCAGCAACTTCAATCTTATCTGGCGAATGGCACATTGCCGCCGGCTTTGCAACAGCAGCTCGCGAACGCTACTGCGGCGGAAAAGGCACGAATTACTGCCAATCACGCCAAAAACGGAATGTCCACCGATCCGAGCCAGAATAGTGCGTTGGCGCAGGAGTTGAACGCGGTTGACACCAATGCGGTAGGCGCCATGGCACAGGCGCAGATACAGATGATGCAGACCGGCTTGAACGAAACCGGCCTGTCAACTCAGCTTTACACGTTGCTCACCAACATGGACCGACAGGACAACACCAACCTGATGAACTCAATAGCCTCGTTCGCCGCGTCTCTAAGCGGCAAGGGTGCTGCTAACACGGTTCAATTGAAGCTGGCATAATGGAACCAGAGACAGTTTTTAGCTCGTTATTTCCGACTTGGTACAAGGCGCGTATGCCTGAGCCAAAGCAGGAAGAATTTATTTTTTACAACTGGTTAAATGTCGAGGTAGATGAAGATCATTTGTTTAAGATACCGACAATCTTTAATTTAACTGGGTGGCGCAATAAAGAAGTATATGAATTTGTGCGAGGACCCGGATCAAAGGATTGGACAGTCGGAATAAGCGCATGACGATGCTCGGCGGCAACGAAACGATCATGGGTGATTCGGGCGACGCCGATCCTAAGACGCCCGTTGCCAAGCAGGCCCCGGTTCTAGACGAAGCTCCTGATCCTGGCGGCATTACCCAAAAAGATCGCGGCATTATGAGCGATCTTGCCGGTCTAAAGCGGAAAGAAGCAACTGTTGCCGACGCCAATGCGCGGACCATGGAGACGCGAGTTGAATACGACCGTCAACAAATGGAGCAAGCGTTCCAGCGCGAGCAATACGCGGCGGGCGCCATGCCGCCTGCCTGGGATGCAGATAAAGAGAAGGCCAAGCGTACCACCGGCCCCATGGAATCGTTTGGTTCGGCCGGCATGATATTCGCCATGTTCGCTTCGCTGGCGACCAAGACGCCCTTGACTTCCGCTCTCAACGCGGGTGCCGCCGTCAACAACGCAATATCGGCAAGCGACGAGAAGGCTTACGAGCACGCCTTTGCTGCGTGGAAAGAAAACGTCAATCGCGTGCAGAAGCAATTCAACATGGAGCAGCAGCTTTTCAACGACACCCAGCACTTGATGAGTTCTGACATTACCGCATGGCGGGCGTCACAAATTGCCAATGAAGCCAGATTTGGCAACCGCAAGGCCATCATGTTGCTCGAAAACGGGATGGACAAGGAATACTTGGAAGCCAAAACGGCGCAGATCAGGGCTGCCGATGCCATGCGGGATTCGTCGGAGAAATTCGACTTGTTCGACACCCAGCGCCGCGTCGTGTCCGCTAAGATGAAGGAATACGACGAACAAAATCCAAACGCCAAACCGGCCGATAAAATGTCGCACCGCCTTATGGTGGTTCACGATTCTATGGCTGGAAAATTCAGTATGCAGCAGGACGCCTACCAAAGCGCAGTTGAGCAATACTCGCTGGAAAACGGCCACGAGCCGCCCGCTGACTGGAAAACCAAAAAGATACGCGAAATTGCTACTGCGGGAGCAGCAGGACGCGGCACCAATGCCGAGGTGGCTGACCTTGCGGACCAGTACATGAAGCCTACCGATGAAGGCGGCTTGGGATTGCCGAGGGCGCAGGCGCTTGAGCGCGCTATTGAAAAGGTTAAAGGGTCAAAGACCGGCGTCGGTTTGATAACCGACGACCGTATGCGCGCCAAGGATACCAACGCCATCGTCGAGGAAGAACACGCGAAGCACCCGTATTGGAAGCCCGAAGATGTGGCGGCTTTCCGTGCCGAAACATCTCGCCGGTTGAAGGTGCAGGGAGCGGCCCCTTCCGGTAATCGGCTAGACGAATTGAAGGGCAAGGAAAACCAAGTCGATATGGCTCTTGGAATTGCTCAGAAAATCGACGCCCTGTTGTTGAAGCGCGCCGCGATAACCGGACTTGGCGGCATTTTTACTAGGCCGCCGGAAGCCATTGCCGACATGCTTGGGTCTAGTCAGACCGACCGCGCCGAGTTCAAACGTCTGGTTCTGGAAATGCAGGAGTTGGCGCCACGATTGTTGCTCGACACCAAGGGCCGCCCGCTCGGCAGCGAGTCTTCTAGGGTCAACGGCATCATAGCCGGTCTTGCGGTTGGCGATACCAAGGCTAACACGTTGCGAGCCTACAAAGACTTTGAGGACACGCTCAAAGAAATAAAACGTGGCTTGCGCGAGCGGCAAGGCACTGGCAGCGAGAAACCTAAGTCCGATAGCGGTGATCGCTGGTGGGATGACCCGGCTGCCGGGAAAGTTCTGCATTGATGGCTGAAACCGCATTGCCCTTGGATATTTCCGGCGTCGGAGCCGTACCCGTCTCTGAGCACATGACGCTGCCGGAAATTCCCAAGATCAAGGAAAAATCCGAATTTGAGGCTTTGGAGCCGGGCAGCAAGTATCTCGATCCCGAGGGCAAGCCGCGTGTCAAACCCTACTCGCCCAAGACGGCAGTCGAATTTTCAGACGTGCCGGAAGGTGCGCAGTATCTCGATCCAGACAACAAATTGCGCGAGAAGCCTACTTACGAGGGCATCGACGTTACGACGCAAACGCTCTACGACATGGCGGTTAACGAGAAAGAACAGCGCAGGGCGTTGGAGCGCGGTTACAAGGGAAAAGTTAAAGAAGGGCCGGAAGGGCTTTATATCGAGGACGATGGAAAGTTAAGGAAACCTGGACGCGGCATTAGTTCGATTGTCGGAGGAGTTGGTGCGGCAACCGTACCTGTAGGGGCGACGGTTCTCGGAGCCGTTGGCGGTGGATTGCCTGGCGCGGTGGGCGGTGCGTTACTAGGGCAAACGTTCAATGACACCGTGCTCCAATTAGCGGGTATTTATGATCGCTCACTGACCGAAGAAGCATCCGCCATGGGAATGGCCGGCGCCAGCGCTCTAATCGGGACTGGTGTTGGCAGAGGAGTGGCTGCTGTCGCGCCAGCCGCCAAAGCGGCGATTTCTAAAGGGTCTGCCGGGCTGCCGACTTTTGCTTCCTATTTCTTAGGCGCCAAGCCCGAGAGCATGAAGATGGCACGCGAGTTGGCGGATAAAGGCGTCATGGTGCCGCCTTCGTCTTGGGCGCACGAATCTCCGCACTTGCAGAACGTTGCGGAGGTATTCGACCCGGCTTTTCGTACCGATAAGCCGATGCAGAAGTCGTCAACCGACTACTACGAGCGGGAAAAAAGTCGCATTCTGGACGATCTTGGCGTCAGCCGTCCGACTACGGAAGCAGAGAGAGCCGCCGTACCTATTCAGACAACAGGCGAGCGTATTCTGCAACGAACATTGGCCGAATCGGCTTCCGCCGATCAAGAATTGCAGAGGGTTTTGGATCAACGCCTAGAGGCGTCACGTTCTAGACTAACGGAAAACATAGCGCAGCGCGAATCCATCGCAGCGGCGGCAGAGAGGTCGCAGGCGGCAGCGCAGAAGCTTATAGACCAAGGATTTAAGGACATTGAAAGCGACACCGCAAGCGCATTCAAAGTTGCCAACGCGAACGGAAATACCGGCGTTCTGTGGGAAAATATCGGCAACAAATTGACCGCTCTGCGCCGAGGTATCTCGGAACGCGCTCGCTATTGGTATGATCGCTACGATCAAATGACCTCTGGACACACCGTAAGCAGCGAAAGCCTGTCGGAACCAGCACAACGGATGCTTGATGAACTTCCTGCCGAGTTCAAGTCGCGCAATCCGTCTTTGGTTCAGAAACTAGCCAAGTTGGCGGGAGAAAAAGAAGATGTTGAAATTTCCCGATTTGGCGGTCCTGCTTACAGCCCTGAAATAAAAGCATCGGAACAACTAACCTATGGACAGTTGCACGATCTACGTTCCTTGTTCCGTGGCTCTGCCGACTGGCACACGTTGTCATCCGACTTCAAGAATGGGGCGCTAAAGAACTTTTCCGGTCGCATCGATGCTTTGTTGCACGATCCAGCAGCGCCAGATGCCGTAAAGCAGGCTGGTAAATTCCTCGATATGGTCGATAAGTGGTACGGGCACAACATCAGCATATTCGAGGCGCAGCAGATCAAGGCAGTGATGAAGGGATTACAGGCTGGTGAGCCAGCCGATCCTCGCAATCTATACAATGTACTTATCAAGGAAGGTCACACCGACTTGATTAGGCGCGTTCGTGACATGGTTGGACCTAATCTGTGGTCAGGCGTTCGTGCCGCCGATACGCAAGCTATGATGGATGCAAGCAAGTCGTTGCAGCCCGGTGTTATTGATGGGCGCAAGTTTGTACGAGAGGTTTTGGATCGTCACCGCGCCAATCTGTTGGAAACGGTCCACGGCAAGGAAGCGTCAGAAAATCTTTTGGCGCAGGCGAGGGCTATCGAACAATTGGACGGCCGCCTGCCGATTCCCGCCAAACCAAGCGACACGTTGACGCAAGTAATTTCTCGCGCCCGCATGGCGGCTGATGAAGCGCAAGCTGCGGCAAAGCGCGATCCTCTAGGAACTCTCAAGCGCGAGATGAGTGAAATACAGGGCGAGCATAGATTGGAGTTATCAAGGCTTAAAGCAGAACGAAAATCAGAACCCCTTGGATTTCTGCACAATCCTACCGTTGGGGCGAGCGAAGCAGTCGAAAAAATACTTGGTTCCGAGGACTTGATCCTTGCGGCAAGTGCCAAGTTTGGCGAGAAATCCGAGGAATTTAACATGCTGCGGCAAATTTATGCGCAGCGTGTTCTGGAAGGCGGATTGAACCTAGGGCGGAGATTAGAAAAAATAACGCCGGAAATCCAGCAATTGATGTTCCCCGGTGTCACTCTCAAGCAGATGCAAACACTAGCCAAGGAAATGGAGTTTTTGACCGAGCGACGTGGCTTAGGAAAAACCACAGCCGGTAGTATGTCGGCTATGGCCAAAGTCGAGCACCCTGTTGGCGGCCGGATCATCGGGCAAGTGACCGGCAAGATTCCAGGGGTCAATATTGCAGGTCGAGCAGTACTTGGGGCCTACTACAAGTTTGTTACCAAACTTGCTACGTCACCCGGATTGTTGCGGTGGATCGAAAAAGGTTTAACCGAAGGTGCCCCGAAAGAAAAAGAAGCCATTAGAGCGTTAATTCGTCAGGCCATGAATAGAGGCGGGTCAATTGGCGCAGGGATTGGAGAACTTGGCGAGCAGCAAATGCGGGGCGCTTATCAATGACACTCCGTTCTAACCTCGACGATCTGGCAGCGTCCGTTGCTGAAAAGGCGCAAAAAACAGAAACGCCGCTACAGGATTCTACCGATGCTTTGAAAGCCTTGACTGCGCTATATACAGCACTTGAGAAAAATCGGGGACAATCGGATGATGGCAATGAAGATACACCGTCGTTCGAGCATTTTAGCAAGAGCCTACAGGAGCCTGTGAATGGCAGCCCCGAAATTCGAGATCGTCGAGGACGACAATCAAGAAAAGACGCCTGACCCCTCTGCTTTTGCTGAATTGGTTCTCGACAAACTTCTCAATCTAAAATCGCTGTCGCAACGAGCCGCCATCGCTATTGGCGACTGCTTCTCTCTTTTAACAGTTGCCACTGTTTTCTGGCTTTGCCTCGCTATTGTTCCATTTCAACCCACTGTTTACCAGCTCGTAGGGCTTGGCGGATACGCGATTTTCGTCATTGCATTGAACGTAATCGTGCGGAGAAAATAGCGTGGGAATTGTTCAAAGCGGGTCCGTCACCCCCGGCCACTTTGTCGTTTGGACGACAGACGGCACCGTACAAGATGGCGGCCCGTTTTTCGGTACTTCCGAAACGGTACTAGCGCAATTAATCAGCGCCAACATGAATACGACCAACGACCAGCAAATCGCTATCCCGAACAATATATCCAAGTTTCAACTAACTCGCATCATCGTAACCAACGCCAACATCTCACTGACAACCGCAGTTGGTGGGTTCTACACAACCGTCAGCAAAGGCGGCACGTCGATCGTCGCCAACACGCAAGTGTACTCGGCTTTGACCGACTCGACAAAACTAATCAATCCTACCCTGACCAGTTATGGTGGTGGCACGGCATTCACGCCAAACATTCTGACGGTTAATTCCATTTACCTATCGTTGACTACGGCGCAAGGCGCTCCTTGTACCGCCGACATTTACCTTTGCGGTATCGTACTGGCGACAATATGAAAAAACTTATAGTCTTGTTTCTGACAGCTTTTTCTTTTGCCGCTCAGGCGCAAGCACCTGTCAAGCAATCCGGGTCCATAACCCCCACTCATGCTTCGTGCTGGACAACGACAGGAGTAATCCAAGATTGCGGAACGGCGGCTGTTCCTTTTCTGACCACTTTTGGAATAGTACATGACGGAGCCGGAGCTTTTTGTGTAAACAGTGCGGCGACTACCGGACCTTATAATTCTCTCTGTTTGCAAGTATCTACTTCCGGGCCGGCGCAAGTTGTATTGCAGAACCACGGCGGGGCAGCAGCGCAACCTTTGCAGTTCGTTCTTAACGGAACGACCGCCGTACTAGCAACAGTAACAGGGCCATTTACGACCAACGACATATCCTGCTTTCAAAATACCGCCGGAGTTCTGTACGACTGCGGATTTACGATTGCTCAGATTACGGCACCAGTCATCATTGCAAATATTAAATGCGACGGAGTGACCCATGTATCTGCGGCGCTTAATTCTATAATATCTTCCAATCCCGGTGCTATCATTCAGCTTCCGACCGGAACGTGCCTGCTCGACGCAACAATTACAGATACTGGCGTAAACGTATCTATTAGAGGTGCAGGCGAAGGCGCCACCACTCTTAAGATGCTCGCCGACGCTACTTGTACCGCATCCACAGTAATGAAATTCGATACGTTAAACAACGTTTCTATAAGTGATTTAACGGTCGATATTAATAACAATTTTTCTTGCTTATACGGTATTTACGTCATCATATCGTCGAGTTTTACATTTGACCATGTTGCTGTCACCAACATGGTTCAGTACGGCGTCGCTTTCGAGAGTTCTAGAAACGGATCGTTCAAAAACGGTAGTATTTCATTTAATCCGCCAGCCGTTCTCACCAACGGAACTACTGCTGCGGGTAATTCTACCCTTCACTTTGCTTCTGTACCGTCGTGGATTGTCCCCGGTATGGATGTTTACGACCGAACGACCGGGGCTAATATAGCGATTCCGGCTGGTGCAACTGTTCAATCGGTAACTTCTACGACAGTCGTTCTTACCGCTGCTGTTACTGGAGCTGGCGTTGGTAGCGGGGATAATATTTCTTTTGAGACAATGCCTAATCAGGCATTTGTCGTTGCTTCTTCTATATCACTATCAAGCAATATTCTATTTGAAAATAATTCAGTCACAGGATCAGGTCTTTTTTTACAGGGCGATCAAATTCGAGTTTTAAGCAACGCGGTTGCGTCGTATAGATTTGGAACTGGTTTTGGCACTAATGATACTATCGCCGGTTCTCCAGCCTGTCTCTCTTATATAATAAGCGACAATGTTTTTACTGGAGGCAGGGGACTTGACAATAACTCCACCGTATCAGGGGGAGGCGAGCTGCTTGGGTGCAATAGTATTGTAAGCGGCAATATAATTGCCAACAATGACGGGTTAGGAATATCGGTATTTTCAGAACACTCCACAATCAGCAACAATGTCATTTTTGGCAACGGTCTTTTGACGACCGGCGCTACGCAAAGCCACGATGGAATAATAGCGGCTTGGGGGGGCAATCAAGATGGGTTACGAGGATCAAACAACCTAATCAGCGGAAATGTTATTTATGACCAAGGCGGCGGCACACAACAATATTGTTATTCTGAATTTAATAATGGCTCAAACATCATAGGTAATATAGTTCAAGATAATTGGTTTAGTTGCGCATTGGGACCAATTCGACCGGGATACTCGGCTACTTTGAGTTCGCTGCTTTGGCCGGTTGGCGTTACCGATTTCACCGCCACATCAGGTTTTGTGAAACAGGCGACAACGGGAGCGCCTTTCACCGTTGGACCTATTGGGACTGGGCCAACATCATGGACACCAACGGATGCGAGCGGCGCAAGCCTTTCAATTACAAACAATGCCTCAAGATACTATGTGGTTGGTAAACTATGTTATGTCACGCTAGACGTAACGTATCCAACGACCGCGAGCGGCACCTCTGCTGCTTTGGGCAGCTTGCCGTGCAATCAAACGACATCAGTAGGCAACAGCACTATTTCAACGCTGACCGGCTATCAAACGAGTGCCGTACCTTTATTATATATTCAAGCCACCAATTATTCTCCCACGCTGCTTACCTTCACTTCTAATCAAGTAGGCACTCCCGTTACAAACGTGTCTCTTTCCACGTTTACAGTTCGTGCAACAATAATGATATTGACCGACTAACTGGGAAATACGGATGCTCGATATTCTGCTAGGCATTTTGATCTGTATCATACCGCCCATGGCGGTATGCAGCTATATCGCTTTCCTTGTGCGACCGGGGCATGGGCTATGAAAACCAGCGATAACGGCAGACATTTTATCGAAGGGTTTGAGGGATTATTCTTGCACGCCTATGATGATTACAACGATCATGTGTATCATACAGACACACCTATAATAATTTATGCTCTATTTGATCCGAGAAATAAAGAAAACAGATGGGGGAAACATTGCTCACCTCAAATGTAATTGATATCTACCACGGCAACGCAATCCACGATTTTGCCGAGCTTAAATCGGCTGGTGTTCTAGGCATTATTCACAAATGCACGCAAGGTGCAGGATATGCCGATCCGATGTACGCAACACGCCGCAAGTTAGTGACCGATGCCGGATTGTTGTGGGGAGCATATTCATTCAACACCGGAGAGTCAGTCTCGGCACAGGTCAAGGAATTTCTATCTCACGCCGAATTGGATAATTCTACATTGATGGCGTTGGATTTTGAGGACAATCCTCATAGCCAAATGTCACTCGATCAGGCTCGACTTTGGCTACAACAGATAGAGGCCGCGACGGGTAGGAAGGCTATCCTTTACTCTGGAAATCGGGTAAAAGATTTACTTGGGGCTAATATCGATAGTTATCTCGGCTCGCACCGACTTTGGTTGGCTCAATATGGCCCAACAGCGCATGTGCAGGCATCATGGTCTAAACCATGGTTATGGCAGTATAGCGAATCAGGTCGGCTTCCTGGGACTGACGGTGCAATAGATTTTAACTACTATGCCGGAACGCAACTAGCCCAAGAATGGGTTTCATAGGAGTGCAAATTGAAAAATCTTACAACGGCTCAGATATTTTCAATTATTCTGGTAATTCTTGGTGTGCTGGTGGCATCCACCGGACAACTCAATGATTTGTTCGGGCCAACCGTGACAAAATATGTCGTCAGTGCCGCCGGCTTAATGGTTTCGATGGTATCCGGCATCTCAACTATTTTGACCGGACAAGGTGCGCAGGTTCGCGACGTGGCGGCAATGCCGGGGATAGAACCAATCCAGATCAATGCACAGGCCAACAAAACGGTTGCCGCTCTTGCCGTTGATCCGACGCTGGACAAAATCGAGATTAAGCCAGGAGCGGAAGTTGCCGTCAGCACCATCGCAAAGGCAGATTAACCAAGGAAACCACCATGCGAAAAATCATAATTGCTATCCTTATCGCAACCAGCGTTACCGGCTGTACCCAACTCACAAATGACTGGAACGCTCTGACTGGCGCTTCTGTCAATCCCACCGCCGTAATCGTCGGAGGTTATTCTTTCGATGCCCTGGAAGCCACTGCAACAGTCTATCTTCGCCAGCCGAAGTGCAACGGCAGTAACGGTCCGATTTGCCGGAATGTAACGGCGACAAAGGCGATCATTCCTGCTGTGAGATCGGCGCGATTGGCGCGTAATAATGCAGAGGATTTTCTAGCCTCGCACCCAGGACAACTGGGCAACCAGGGCCTCTACGACGCCATGGTAGCTGCCGGTAAAACATTGCTGGCGATCTTCACCCAATACGGCATCCAAGTAAAATCATAAGGAGCGATCATGGAAATTCTCACAACCATCCTGGCCAGTTTGGCAAGCATCTCGTCACTAACCTCCGAAGTTTCTGTTATTGGCCAAATCATATCAATGCTTGAAAATCTAATTCCGTTGGCAATTGCCGAGGAAAAGGCCGTTGTTCCATCTATCAAGAATATCATCACTACACTCTCCGCAAATCCTGCTACGACTGCGGATCAATTAACATCTCTCAAGGCATTTGATGCTCAGACTGATGCTGATTTTGATGCGGCTGCTGCCGCAGCCGAGGCGGAAGATGATTCCGCGACATAACAAAATCATTTCCGATTAGGTGAATTGTGAATGACCAGTGGATATTGGGCATAGTCGCCGCTCTGATAGCCGCTGGTGTCATCGGGCTATGGAGAATGTCAATAACGGTTGGAAATATTGATACTCGCATAGCGACGTGGACCAAGCTATACGAAGAATCATTCAAGGGGCTGACAGAGCGAGTTAATACGATACAAAATAGACAGCGAGATAACGAAGAAAAAATAAGCCAACATGGCGAACGATTAAGAATTTGGGATCATATTCACTTTACCGAAGGCAAGGAACTTCCCTGACAACCAGCAAAGGATACGATCATGATGCGTTTCATGGGCGCAATCGTACTGATTGCCATAATGACCGGAACGGCTGATGCAAATAACCGGAAACACCATATTCGAGTTTCAGCGTCTTATGATTCTGGCACCATTATCGGTGGCCGTCCTGCCGGTTGCCCTGTTCGTTATTGCGGATGTGGCGCTCGCCTATACCTTGGAATTAATGATATTCGGCTCAATCTGGCCGCCAATTGGCCGCGATACTACAAGGGAAATAGGATGATTGCCGTTTGGTCACACCATGTCGCGCTGGTGGAACGCATGACCGGACCGAATGAAGCATTGCTTAGGGATTACAATTCTGGTGGCGGACTATCGAGGCTGCACATCAGAAATATTTCTGGCGCTCGCATTATCAATAGGGGATATGCGGCTTTGTAGCCGTGCCGGCCTTTTCCTTCAAACTGCTTCACCAATTATTTCACGCTCAAGTGCACCGTACTTTTCGTCATCACCCACGACCTCACCGATAAGGGCGACAATCCACCAACGCTCGCCTTTCCACTTTGGCGGAATGAGTGTGGCGTGAAGTGTACCAGCATTGCAGAGATTAAGCGGGCCGTTTTCCTTATGGACAACACCGGGGGCGGCGACTTCGATCTTCTTGCCGCCATTCGATGCATGACCGCTATTACTGGATCGCCAGAAACAAATTTTTGCGCCTGCGCCTTGCAGTTCGGCAAGGCGCTTCTTCTGCTCGGTGTTCCATTTCTCGGCAAAGTAGGCAATGCAGGACTGCCAATAGGAGCCGTCGCCGTAGACGGAGCCGTCGCCGTCGCCGTAGCCGGAGCCGTCGCCGTCGCCGTAGCCGGAGCCGTAGCCGTAGCCGTCGCCGGAGCCGTAGCCGTCGCCGTAGCCGTCGCCGTAGCCGGAGCCGTCGCCGTAGCCGGAGCCGTAGCCGGAGCCGTCGCCGTAGCCGTAGCCGGAGCCGGAGCCGTCGCCGTAGCCGTAGCCGGAGCCGTCGCCGAGAATTGCCGCCGCTTTCGCGGCGTCTCCTTTAAGGATTACCGGCTCCACGGCGCTTGCTCCCATGCCTTTGTGGCTTCCTCTGAACACTCAGCCACGCAAGTAATATCGCGTAATTCAATATCAGCGGCAGGCCCGATCTTCGCCCCATCAACAGGCCCCATAGAGGCGAGGCCGAGAAAGCCCTTGTTGGCAACAGGCCAATATATGCAATTGCGGGCACGGCGCAGAGTGATTGTCGCGCCGTCAGTCTTTTTGGCATAGCCAAAGAAAACTCCGCGATGACTGGTCGTTACCAGCACGGCCCGCTCGCCTGTGCGTTTGGTACGGTTTGGGTGTGTGTTCATCTTACTTGCTCCGCCCCAGATACCGCCGAGGCGCGCGGTGCCGCAGAATTGCGGGCTATTTCTCCTCTGCTGGCTCTACGCGTAACCGAGTTCGTCCGCGCGTCAGGATTTCGTATAGTTCAAGTACTCTAGCTTCGCCGGGTTGCACATTGGTTGCCGTCTCGCTTGGGCGTTCCCGCACTTCAATAGGGGTCACGCCTAGATTTGTGATCGCGTGCAGTGCCATCCGGGCTATCCTTCAATTCCATAGCCTGCCGACGATGACCCCGACCACAAACGCCGCAATAAAATACTCGACAAATTGCCAGCGTTTCATTGTGACTTCCATGTGTGGCATCATCGGGCTACTCCTTCAATTCCGCAACCAGCGCATCGGCGCGCCTATATGCCTCATCTGCGACACATCGATTGCAGGTGATTGGCGCTTTTGTGCAATCGCCATAATGAACTTCCTTTTTCCATTCCTCGAGACGAGGAACGCACCATTCAATGTCGGCGTCGCTCATACATGACAAAAAATGCAGAGCGATTTTATCTCGCACATCTAACATGGCGGGCTATCCTGACTGGCCGCGGCGAGTTAAATCTTTGTGCGGGGGCTTCTGTAAATTGGCAATAGTTCTCTCAAGCGTTTTAACGTAAGAGAGAAGATCGTTGCGTTCGTCACGTAAGGCACGGATCAGATCATTGTTTCGTTTCTGCCAGGCCAATTTTCGTTTGCCCCCGCCTGGATTGGATACGATCATACAGACCATTGCGCAATTCTCGTCGCTAGTGTCAATCTTCTCTGGTTTCACCGCTAGCTACTCCTTCAATGCTGCGCGGGCTTCATTTTGCATCCAAATAGCCGCTTCTTTGTTGAGAAAATCATCATAGAAAGCAATCCGATCAAGTGCAGCGGTTAGCCGTTTGATTTTATCGGCAGCTTCCTCCATGTCAGCGCGAGTGCGCTCAGCATTTAATCGTGCTGGTTTTCCGTCCATTATTCCGCCGTCCGCTGTCCACGCAGGATTGTGTAGGCGCTCAATCAGGGTCATTAATTTGTTTGCCACCGGGGTATTATGCCAACGGCATATCCTCTTTTAGGGCGGCTTGCGCCGCAGGGTGATCGGCGGTGAGTCGCTTGCCGACAAGGCAACGCACATAGGTCGGATCAGCTTTATGCAAAGCGTTGATTGCTTTGACGGCAAGCTGCTCAACCTTTTTGTGATCTTCGGCATTTGGCTGTGCGCCAAGCGGTTTCGCCATCGCATAGGCCCACCACTCGCTCATGTCGCGGAGAGCATCGAATAAATCCGGCGCTGCCGAAATTAGATGCGCGTTTGCCTCGATGATTGCCGGATCACCATGCGATCCAGGCGTTGCCATGAAGCAGACGCGACTCTCGCTATCTTTATGAATGACGAGGCTTGGCGTCTCGTCATCGCCGTATTCCTCAATCGTCCAAGGGGCAGGTGTATGTTCAGCCACGACGAAACTCCTGCAACGCACCCCACATTTCCTCGTCCGTCACGTCCCAAAAGATGCCCCGGCTCATGCAGGAGCAGAACGACCGGGCACTCGCCATATCGGCCAGCGACCGGATTTCATCCACGTTGACCATGTGGGCACGGCTCCAATAGTCGATCCACTTGATTGTATCGCCTAGGCGTCCTGCGGGTTTCCGTTTCATGGGCCTGTTCCTCCAAACTATCGGGATGTGAGTCTGCGGCTCTCTAGCCCTCAAGTCTTGCCTACGGCCACGGTGGGCACTTTAGTAAGGCAACACTCTCAACAAGCGACTGTCTTGCCTCGTCACTAACGCCGTCCCCGCGGCGATACCCGCTTTGTGGAGGGGTACATTCCATCGTTGGACTTACAAACCCTATATAGGGCGGCTCTTGACAATTTGTCAAGGCCCATTTAATAGTGTCCGGACACATGGAAAAAGTCGTCCACAGGCGAGCTTATATCAACCCGCAGCCCGGCTTCTCGGAGACGGCGCAGCGCGAAGTAATCCTGAAACGCTTCCCCGACATTGCCGAGTGGTATGTCGAGAGCAAGCGCGTCACGCGCGCGGACTTCATCCAGCATCTTCGCACAAGCGATGAGGCGGTCGTGGCGAGTGCCGGATGCATCGCCAAGACAACGGGGCGGATCGACACGCGACTAGCCGACATGGCCGACGCGCGCAGCGACATTCACACGGCGGTGGCCGTCCTCGTAACCGCCGATGACGGGCTCAGTTCTAGACGCAACTGGCCCGAGATGAAGATCAAGGCGCGGGCTGACATCAACGCCTTCAAGAACGTGGTCAACGGCTCGAAGCACAAGCATAATTTTACGAACGCCGAACTCAAGACAATGCTGCGCATCCAAGACAGCCGCCGCTATAAGAACGATAATCAGCGCGTCGTCGCACTGGCCAAGGAAGGCATTAAGGGCTGCGACGGCAAGCCGCCGAGCCGCACATGGCGCATTGAAAAGCTACCGATCATTGCCCGCGAGCGCGGGCTAGAACTGTAGGAGTTTTAGATGGCCGACGAGGAGCCATATTGGAAAATCTCAGGCCCGCGAAAGTATCTGAACATTCCTACCGTCAGCCCCGACCGGTGGCGAGCGGAAATGAGATTCGGTTCATTCCCCGATTACAAGACGGCAGTAGGTTGGGGACCAACCGAAGATGCAGCAAAACGAGCGGCAGCTTTTGGCCGTATTGAGTTAGAATCATAGGAGCCGAGCTTGAGCGCAAATATCGATGAAATCGCTCTTAATTTGGCGCAAAGTATAATTGAGAAATTTGCGGATAAGCAATTTCATATCATGCCGTTTACTATGCAGAAAGCGCAGTTGCAGACGACCATTATTGTGTCGCTGTCTAACTGCGCTAAAGATTTTAACTGGCTGCGGGGATGGAATGAGGCGACGGAAGCGGCGGCACAATCAGCGGAGCGTCTTAACGGTTGGGGTGATCTCCCCACCAATCCAAAACTTGCTGTTCATATCGCTAAGACTATCCGCAATCAGTTAAAAGATTAGGAGATTAGTGTGAGAGCAGGTATCAAATCGTCCGACTGGCGCCCCTTTTTCGCTTGGCGACCAATTGAGGTTGGCGACAAACTCAAATGCGGTACGGAATGGTGTTGGCTTGAATGGCTTGAACGGAAAGAAGTAAGTGCTTGGGAAGGCGCTCACGCTTGGTCAAAATGGACCTACCGTTTTCTAGCCAACGAAAAATAGGAGCAAAAACGTGGACACGGCATTTCAGATTTTGGGGTTGCTTGGTCTTTGCTCTATTATCATTGGCCCGTGGATACATGCTTGGAAACTTGAAAAAATAGACACGAGATTGACTGAGATCGAGAACAAGATTGAAACAATTACTTTTGACGATAGTGATAACGATTATGATCCCGATCCAGAACAGGAACCTATATCTGAGGACACAAACATAATTGCAATAGGGCGCAAAGCCGCCTAACAAAACAGAAGCGGAAATGAATGAGCCAATCAAATGCGTGGTCTGCGGCAAGTTCATTTCGCACAAAGAGGTTGGTGGTCATTGTGACTACACACCAGACAGTGACCGATCCACCGAATTAATTGAATGGACTTGCGCAGCGTGTTGGAATGTAGAGCAGAAGAAATAGGAGCAACGCCATGTGGTGCAAACTATTTCATAAAACTTATCACTATATTTCATGTCGATCTCTATCTCATGAATTAGTCGAATGTCGGAAATGCCATGGATGGTTCTCAAGACCACGAACAACGCCAGCCGGTAATTGCTAAAAACAGGAGTGTAGCACAGTGGATAAGATTCCGGAGCCGAAATGGTGGCTACTTTATACGATCTTGCGGTGACGTAAGATTCGCCGCCGACTGGAGACAGAACAGGAGCCAGAATGAAATCTCTCAGCGAGTTTTTCGAGGACGATGCACTTTTTATCGACGCTATTCGCAATCGCATTGCTCGCTGCGGTAATTTTCCTGATGGCTCGACTAAGGATCAGGCTCGGTTGCTCTCAATTCTCGATAATACTATTGAAGAACTTTGTCTCAATTAGAAGTGTCCGCGCGGTGGTAGGGCTGTTCAAGTGGTCGTCTAACATAACAGGAGCGTTCGCGCCCGCCGTCAGACCTTGAAAAATAATGGGTTTTTCGAGCTATTCGCTAAGTTCGCGCCCGGCGTATGTGGCTCAATAAAACAGGAGGACCGCAATGGATTGGACAGGATTTCTCGCTCAGTTCATCATTTCTAACTGGTCAAAACTTGGTGCGCGGTGCCACTACGAAGCAAAGTTGGCATGGAATCATTATCAAAGTTCTTTGAAAGAATAGGAGATTTTGGTGAGCATCAGCCTAGATCCGCGTTATCACCCGCTGCGCAGGCGTTGGCCCTTCACGTTATCGTTCTCGTGCATCCGCTGCGCCATCGATATTCTGCGCGGCAGGTTGCCCGGCGCGCTTGCGATGCTCAAAGCGGATGACATTTCAATTTCGGTTCACTCCGGCGGCGAGAGTGGTAACCGCTGCCAAATTATCTTTTGGTTCAACGGGGATGGCCCAGCTTGCGGGAACGCATACCGCGCTATCGAGCGCATCTACGAAATGAACCGTATTCAATGCGACTTGGCCGCAAGGCCGTTGTAACAGCAGGAGTTTGGCGTGACAAAGAAATGGAGTTTAACCGCCAGCGGAGATGGAAAAACTAAGCGCGAGGCGTCTAAGTCTGAGCGCCGCGAGGCGAAGGAAATGACAAAGATCGCAGAGGAATATAACCTCGACCCAATAGGGGACTTTATCCGCGAATTGGCAGACAAGAAATAGGAGGCTACCTCACTGCCATTCTAGCTTCTGCAATAATCTTCTCGCCAGCCTCTAAATCTCCCGAAACTTCCCACAGATTTAATGCTATGGCGCATGGATCAATTCCATGCAGTTCCCAAAACTTCCTTTCATCCATTGAATGCTGGCACGCCGGCCCGAGACGATGCCAATAAGGGCTTAATGGGATGGTCCATTGATCGGATGGCCGTTGACCTATTCCTGGGTTGAATTTTCCGTATTCCGGGGCGCTATAGCGAATGTGGGCGCATTCAGCTTGCTGGCCTGAAATTATGCAGGGCAAAAGTCTAATCCAAGCGCAATGCCTAGGAGATTTAACGCGGGGCTGACGTTGGCGCAACAATCCAGACACGCGATGGCCTTCCTGTGCTACTCGGGCGCTTGGTTCCGAATAAAGGTATGATCCGACCAATTTCGCGCAGTTCGGAAAGGCGAGGCCGACAAGCCAATGGTGTTGATCCTATTGCTAGGGCTGATTCGTCAGCAGTTAAACCGTTAGGTGCATTCTTAATTGCTTGAAATACCCGCTCTCGTAGGTCGCTGGAGTAAAGCCCAACGGCGTGGGCAGCATCCCGGCTGGTGGTTTTTTCCTTGTAGCCCGGAGTTCCGTTTCCGTTGTAAGGCAGCAGCATTTGATCGGAAAAGCGGCCCATCTAATTTCTTGCTCCTGTCATCTCTGCAAACTTGGTCTGCACATCGGTTTCTTTGCATCCAAGTCTAGCGGCGATGTGGTGAACCGCCTCCTGAAACATTTGATTGAACTCGGCCTGTGGCATCGATTCATACGCGATCGATGCGGGATCGACGTGCATTTTTCCATCAGGCTCAAACCAAATATCGACGTGGTTGCATTTGATGCAGAGCCATTTTTTGACGTTCTCTTTCGTGTCGTCGTCGGCCTCGGCAACAAGTTGGCAGAGCGCCCAATACAATCTATGTTGGTCTAAATTTCTTGCGCCACGAATTTCTCCCATGCACTTTGATCCGTCTTTGATCGCCAACAAAGCCTCTTTTGCCGAATCATCGACAGGAATTAATTTATCTCCGTCGCGTCGAAAGACGCCTTTCATTTTAGCCCGCGTCTATGATTGTGCCGGTTGCCTGTTCGTCACTCTCAGGAGCTTCTCCTGTAATCCGGACGATGTGCTCTTGCAGGATGCCTTCGGCTTCACTCCAAAAACTAGGAGACACCTTTTCCCGCATTGGCATCATCAATTCATGCTGCTTTTCAGCAAGAGTGCTCATATCCTCGCAGCCGCCAAATGCGCCTTCAAGATCGCGCAGCCATTGCGCCGCTTCATCGATTGGCGTTTCCGTTGACGGCACTGCCGGATCGGGCGGCGCTTCGTCCTGGGTCTTTGGCGTCACATCTTTAGCCACATCTCCAGGTGCTTCCCACCGTTGTCCTTCCATTTCCTCGGCGGTTAGTTCGTTTCCTAGCTCCTCTGGGAAGGCGCGCCGCAATCCACCAGCTTCCGCGCACTTCTCAAGTTGCCCGACAACTCGCCTACACCAAATTTCATTTGGCACTTCGGTGTCGCCGCGCTTGGCATAAGTCTCTAGCCAATAGACAGTAGGCCCGACAAACTTCCGTTCCTTGCCGTGAAGGGTGCGAATAACAGTAACACGGCACCACTCTGGAAATTTTATAGTGGCTTTGATTATCTTGCCCTTATCGGGGCCGCGTCCTACCGTTCCAGAAAATTCACGCTCTATCATCGGGCCGAACTCTGGCGCTTCCATGCCGGCGTATTGCCCCGTTCGGAAGGCCGTGGTGCGAAGCTCTGAAATGGAAGGCCAAACGGTTTCGATCATTCGGCCAGCGGAGCTAGACCACATGGGCACGACATAAACAGGCCGTTTGAACGGATCGAGATTACGCGCCTTGCAATAGGACAAGGCCATAATGATCGCATCGACTGTTTTGGCGCTTGGAAAAGTGGCGTCAACCAAAACACGCCAGCCCGCTTTATCGATACCGAATCGCTCTTGAACAAGGTCATGATAGGGAAGGCGCGGCGGCGCAATGTGAACGATTTCGCCTTTATTGACTGCAACTTCGGCAATTGGCTCGGTTTTCTCTTGGATTTTCATGACACCTTCCTTTGCAGATCAACCGTTATTCCAGGCACATCATAGCCGTCATCAATGGCTTTTTGTGATAATTTTCTAAGTAATTCAATCACTTCTGGCCTGTCTTTGAATGTCTCATAGACCTTAGCTTGGTCGGTTATGACGGCGACCTTGATTTGTTTGACGCTTCCAGCCCGGCCATAAGCCCCTTTAATAGGGGCGGAGACTTGCACAGGAGGCGCTACGGGCGGCGGAATGGGGGCGGCTGGTAGTCCTGCCGCCTCGGCGGCTTTTGCCTCATCCTCGGCCTTCCTACGGGCCTCCTCGGCAAGCCTGAAAACCTCCCTAGTTTTTCGGTCCTTTTCGGTTTCCCAGGCACTTAGGGCTGACCTGATACTGTCTGCCGCCGCCTTTGCCATTTTAACGAGCGGCTGCCATTTCTCATCAACGGCTTTGCCGGCCTCGAAATGAGGGCGTTTTTCTGCCTCTCTTTTTTTATCGGCGCTCCCGCTCAATTCCAATAATCGAGAGCGAAGGGACTGTGCTTTCGCGGCGGTTTGATCGTCACTGATTTTGGAATAATCAACCGCGCCCGCTTTTGCAGATTCAATTTGCTCTCTCAAAATATCGAGAGAATCGGCGGGAGGATTATTTCCGCCGACTACTTCGCGGGAAAGCGGCAATGTGGAAAATGCAGCATCGTCCATATCGGGCCATTTTCCTGTGGACATCTTGGCCTTGAACATTTCGTGAGCGATAGGCTCTTTGCTCGCGAAGGGCCAAGTTTCTCGCGCTCGCATTTCATCGACATCTTCGCCATCGATTTGGCATCGCAGATTTCCGTTTTTAGTATCGCGCCAATATGCGATGGCCTCTGCTTGTTGCCCCCTACGACGATTACGATAAAATCCTGACATTGGTTCGTCAGTTATATCGCCGCGCCTTCCATCAATGGCTTCTTTGTACCACGCAAATTGATCCGCCATTTCTAATGTCCTTTGATTTATGGAAACACCAAAGCGCCGATACCAATCAAGCTCGCCGTAGCCGCCAGCAAGAACGATCCGCTGATAGCTAAGACTATGCAAACGGCAATCGTGATGCGTTCGCCTAGGGTTATGTGGGGATGGACGATCATAGTGGTCAATCTCATGGTGAGCTGAAAATTACAGAGATTGAATTAAGCACGACCCAAAACGAAAATCAAGCTTTACTTGCAATAAAATATATGCCAAATACGGCGCATGACAGGAATAGAAAAAATCAGGACCACTCGCGGCCTCGCATCAAAGATAGCGCGGGCGCTCGATATTTCGCCGCAGGCGGTGTCCGATTGGGTCAGGGTGCCCCCCGCGCACGTACTGAAAGTCGAGGCTGTTAGCGGAATCAGCCGTCACCAATTGCGCCCCGATATTTATCCGATTGAGAGAAAGCGCGCGTCATGAACAAAACGCCATTTAGAAAGACGTTCGCATGGAGCGGACAGCGGCCAGATTTACATATGGAGCCTAGACCTTTGCCGGCGCCGGAAATATCCGACGCTATGATTCCTATAGAACAACGCAAGACGATATTCGATCTTGGTCCGAAAGACTGTCGGTGGGTCGTGGGCGACGTACCGGGCGACTATTTCTATTGCGGTGGCGATGCGGATTTGAACGAAGGGCGTCCTTATTGCTCGACGCATTCTCGCCGCGCGTACCACAAATGATTGAGCTTATCTTCACGAAATTACCGCCAAGCGTAAACCGAATCTGGCGGTCTGATCGCGGCGGCAGACCTCATAAGTCAAACGAGTATCGAGAGTGGCTGAAATCCTCCGGATGGGAAGCAAAGGCGCAAGTCGGCGGGAAACATATCACCGGACGCTATAAAATGTCGGTGCAACTGTTACGCCCCGATCGGCGCCGAAGGGACCTCGACAATTTCGGTTTTAAAGCAATTTCTGATTTGCTCGTTTCGCTCGGTATTGTTGAAGATGATTATCTCTGCGAAATGTTGTCGGCGCGGTGGGTTACTCAAGGACCAGCGTTGATGGTCATGATTGAACGGGCGGGGATAGAATGAATAAGGATTATCAAACGTTTTTGCAGAGTAAAGCCATTAAGGCAAAAGGCCGAGGATTAGAGCGAGTCAGTAACTTAGCTGCTCACCTTTTTCCGTTTCAAAATCATTGCGTTGATTTTTCTCTACGATCTGGTGCTTCCGGTTGTTTTCTGGATACCGGACTTGGCAAGACCGAAGTGCAATTAGAATGGTGTCAAAAAGCAATTGAGGTCACGAACGATAAAGCCCTTATTCTAACGCCGCTCGCTGTTGCGGGTCAGACAAAACGACGCGCGGATCGATGGGGTTATGAGGCTAGGATCATCCGAGAACAATCAGACGCGGGACCGGGCATCAACATTTGCAACTATGACCGCGTAGATAAGCTCGATCCTTTTGCATTTGGGATTGTGTCTTTGGATGAGGCATCAATCCTTAAATCTTTCACCGGAAAAACGACGCGATCGTTAATCGATGCGTTCCGTGGGCATAGGTTCAAGTTGGTGGCGACGGCGACGCCAGCGCCGAACGATCACATGGAATTGGGAAACTATGGAGAGTTTCTTGAAATCATGGCGGCGGTCGAAATGCTATCGCGGTTTTTCATCAACGATACGTCAACCGCAAGTCAGCAATGGCGATTAAAGGGCCATGCCGTCACGGCGTTTTGGGATTGGATGGCGTCTTGGGCGAGGATGGCCGAGAAGCCGTCAGACCTCACCAATAAAATTGCGGATGACAAAGGCTTTATTTTGCCACCATTTACGGTTCATCGGCACAAGGCAAAAGACAGCCGCATAGACCGCGAACTGGCCGATATGTTTGGCGCGCCGATTATGTCCGCAACCACTCTGCATGACGTGAAACGACAAACGAGCGAAGCGCGGGCAGAAATGGCCGCTTCTCTTGTGGACAAAAAACCGTGGCTGATTTGGTGCGATACCGACTATGAGGCTGATGCTCTAAAACGGGCTATTCCTAGCGCGATTGAAATTAGAGGATCGCAAACGATAGATGAAAAAGAAGAAAAGCTAGAGGCATTTGCAACCGGAAAAGCTACACATCTCATCGCCAAGCCGTCGATGTGTGGATTCGGTCTTGATTGGTCGCATTGCGCTAACATGGCGTTTGTCGGTCGATCGTACAGCTACGAGACTTATTACCAAGCTGTTCGTCGGTGCTGGCGATTTGGTCAGAAAAAGCACGTCAACGTTCACCTGATTGTTGCCGAAGGCGAGGATACAATCGGTCGCGTCATCGATCGCAAGGCCGGCGACCACACCTCGATGAAGAAGGCAATGCGCTCCGCCATGTTGCGTGCGACCGGCCATATCGTTGATCGTAAAATCCCGTACAACCCCACTCATACTGCAAGGCTTGTCCAATGGATAAAATCCGCTGCTTAAACGAATCGCACGGCAATAATTATCAATCCATTAACGGTGATTGCGTCGATGTTGTTAGCCAGTTGCCGCAGGATAGCGTTGGATTTTCGGTCTATTCTCCGCCGTTCGGATCTCTTTTTGTTTATTCCGAAGGAGCGGCGGATATGGGCAACAGCACGGATGAAGAATTTTCCGAGCACTATGCTTTTTTAGTGCGGGAAAAACTACGAGTGACAATGCCTGGACGGCTAACCGCCGTGCATTGTTCCGACCTGCCGATGACAAAATGGAAAGACGGCGCGGTTGGGATTAAGGATTTCAGCGGCCAGATTATTCGCGCCCATGAAGATGCTGGATGGATTTATCATGGGCGCCGGACAATCTGGAAATGTCCGGTTGTCGAAATGACCCGTACTAAGCACGTTGGCTTGCTTTACAAGCAACTGCAAAAAGACAGCAGCAAATCGCGCGGTGGAATGCCTGACTATTTGCTGACATTCATCAAGCCAGGCGACAACCCCGACCCTATCAATCACACCCCGCAAGATTTTCCCCTCGATCAATGGCAGGAGTGGGCGTCTCCGGTTTGGATGACTGTGCAACAATCCAACGTTCTAAACGTCAAACTGGCGCGTGAGAAAAACGACGAACGCCACCTTTGCCCCCTGCAGCTCGACGTTATCGAACGCGCATTGATTATGTGGAGCAACGCCGGAGATGTCGTTTTGTCGCCATTCATGGGCATCGGAAGCGAAGGTGTATCGAGCCTGAAATTAAAGCGCCGGTTTATCGGCGTAGAGCTGAAAGAGAGTTATTGGCGCCAAGCCTGCCGTTATCTGGACGCCCAGGACCGACAAGATGACCTGTTTGCTCGTGAGGCCGCTTGTGCCTAGTCGATTAGAAAGTCCTACGCGCGGAATTTTCGCGTTCGTGGCACATCGCCTAGTGATTATGGCGCTATCGAATGGCTGGCGTTTTGTGGGCGATCTTGGTCCGGTTCACGGCCAATGGTCATTGCTGATGTGGTGGTGCTGCGGCGACTGTAAAGACCGGGAACCGCCTAAAATCAACTGATAGTAGGAAATCAACAAATAACATCTATCTGTATGGTCTTGGAAATGTTGTCATTTTAGCGTTAAAAAAGAGAAGCCCGGCGCGAGATGCGATCCCGGCCGGGCGATGTCCGCAAGGTCTTTGGCAAGGCTGCGGAACGAAGGAAGTAAATGTGATTTACATTCACTTTACCTCCAGGTCAAGACCCAAGCCCCTGCCAGCCCGGCCTAATAGCCGATCGAGCTATGACCACGGTGATCGCAATGTGGCGACGGGCTGGGGCGTCTCCTACCCTCAGAAAACAAATTGCTGGCTCTGCCTGTAGTATTGGCAACTAGCACCTTGGCGCGGTGAAAGCCGCGTGGGCCTACCAAGGTTCTACGGAACTGACGAGCCGTAGAAATGGTCCGGGGCCTTATTAAGCCGGGCCGGGGACAATTTAGTACCCCATTACGCCCTTGTCGTGAGGGCTTGGTCCATAGGCGTGAGCCTATACCAAGGGGGAAAAGCGGCAGCTATGGAGAATCAGATCACAATGAAATTTCATGGCATAAATCTTGAGTTTGACAAAGTTAAACCCTTGAAAACTATTTATTTTTTTACGGAAATTCCTCGTTTGCAACATTTTCCTGGTGCTTTTAACCGCAAAATGAATTTTATTTTGAATAAAAATCGAGCAAGAATTGCATTTGAAAACCGTAAACTTTCTGTAACAAATAAGAGAATGGAGAAATAAAATGGCGTCTGGATCATCGCTTCCTCACGATTGGCAACCGACATGCGATGACCTAGATTACGGAAAAAAGCTCGGCCTCACGAGAACACAAATTGACGACGCTATTGAGGATTTGAAATTATGGGCAGGAGCAAATTCAAATCGCCAGATAGCCCGCAAGTCAAACTGGAGCATGGCGTTTAAGGGATGGCTGCGTAGGATAGCGAAAGGAAACGGCAATGGATCGAGAGGACCGCGACCACTTCAAGACAATGACCTCAGCATTAGTCGCGCCGCTGGGCGTCTTGCCGAAAAAGCAAGAGTTGGAGAGTTCAGTTTCGGCGCAATGCCAACCAGACCCGGACTTTTTCCTAGAGAGAACGCGAATCCTGTTCGCTTGTTACCGAAAGGATGAGGCCCACGATCCTGAGATGTATTGCGCGGCGGTCGCGGCGGTTCTGTCGATTTATCCCCAATGGATTGTTATTTTAGCGACCGACCCGCGCACGGGGTTAGCCTCGACAATGAAGTTTTTACCGACGCCAGCAGAGGTTAAAGAGTTCTGCGACAATGAGGCGGAAAAGGTCGAGCACGATAGGTTGCGGGATGAACGTATTCGGCAGCAATTCACCGAACGAGAGCTATTCGAGCTAGAGCAAGCGGACAAAGCAAACCGACCGACCTATGATGAGTTAAAGGACAAATACGGCGACGGAAAGGGTGGTTGGCTGGCGAGGGATAGGCGGGGAAAAGATGCTGCGGATGAGGCGAAAAGCATCATGCGAGAGACACACTTGCGCGCCTCAGAGACTATATTAAGTCGCGAATGTGCTGCCGCCGGCATTGATCCGGGGCGCGGCGTCTCTCCGTCGTTACTGGAAACGCTTAAGGGGCAAAAACATGATGCTTCGTAACCCGATTCTGCGCTGCAATTGGTGCGGGGTTGATAACGACGGCCACGCTCCGTGGTGCGTCCATTATCCTCTTACGGCCCACTCTCCACGATTTGGAGTCCTGATTTTTGGCGACGCTGAAATGAGAGACGGAAAGCTACTCGCCAGGATGCGACGCCAGCAAGAGCGGCCGGTTATGTTGAGCGGACGCCCGGCGATCTAGGAGGAAAAGATAGCCGCCCAAACCGCTATCATGCCGGTGAACAGCGCCAGGGACACAAGGGCGGCGGCTTCCTCGGCTAAGAATCGGACGATATGCGAGGGGCAGGCGCACTCTTGGCGAGTTGGGGAGTGGTCGGGACACGAGCATCCGCATAATCGGCAGCCGCAAGGGAGAATATCAAACTGGTTCTTTTGTTTCATGGGTCTTTCCTCGTTCATGTGAACGATACGAAAGACGTGCTAAGATTTCGTTAACAGAAGGGAATCCGTCTAATTCTGCTTGAACCAAAGCCTCAGCATATTCGGCTAAGACGAAGCAAACGACTTGGCGGCCGTCGTCGGTAAGGCAGAAATGTTTGGCGCCAGAACAAATTATGGTTCCCATGTCAGGACCGCACATGCGGATCAAATGGGCACGAAAGAGCGAAAGTCTCGTATTGAATAATCCTGTTTCCACATCGTTTACAAAGAGATGCGGCCCATCTATCATCTTAATTAGGAACCTTCGCTGCGCATTGGAAAGCCGGTTGGTTACGCCCTCGTGATACATGAAACTCTCCCGATTCCTGTGGAAAACTACTCTACCGAATTAACGCCAAGGCGGAAGGCCAAATCGCAAGTAGGCGGTCAGCAGCAAAGCCACAGGTTCCGGCACTGGCGCGGTCCCGGCAGCGATGCGCTGTATCTGGCGAAGCGACAAACCTAGCGCCTCGGCGGTGGCCGATCCCGATGGCGTAAGACCTAATTTGTGGATGGCGGATAGGTATTTCTTTGTGGTCATGGTATAAACCCTTTAGTTATCGTGGCGCTCGGGCGTCCTCTCGGGCCTTTGAGCCAAACGGTAACAAGCGGCCGGCGGGACGCCAATCTCGTCGGCCGCGTTTATTAATGGTCCTCGACTGGTTCCATCAGCATTTCGATAAGATCAAGCTGGTTTGCGTCATCGGAAAACAAGCCAATGTCGCAAGGTTGTTGTGGCTTTGGTGACAATAGCGGCTTTGCAGCCAATTGCCGCGCGAGTCCCACAGGATCGGGCGCGGTGCCGGGCAAATCAGAATGATAGACCATCGTCATCTCCTAGGATTTTATTGAGCCTAGAGCCGTCGATCTCGGCCAATACGAGCTTGCATGTGGCCTTGACCTCGGCGCGCAGCACATCCCAACAATCGAAAGTTTGATTGCGGTACATTTCTGCGGTGGTTTTGAACACGCGCACGGTGCCGCCGCGCCCTTGATTCCGGTAGTCGAGCGCATTAGCGTTGCCTTGTTCCATGCGCTCGCTAAAGTCGATTGCGTTGCGATTCATGGCGATCACGCTGCAATCGCTTGCGGCTCGGCAATCGCCAAGCCGCGTAGGTATACGGTACCGCCGGCCTCTTTGGCTTGTTTGAACGTCACATATCGCGGTTTTGCATATCCGGCATCGGCACTCGCCCAAAAGAGCAATACGTTGATACCGGAATAGGGGCGCTCGCTAATCGCGTTCATGGGAACGCTAGGGCCGGTCGAACTCCAATCGCGTTGCCATGGCATAACTCCGGTTTCCATCTTAGCTAGGATGGAATCTGTTACCGACTGATAAAGGTCGCGTTTCATGGAAAGTCCTCTCGGTTATTGCCCAACGCCAATCGGGCATGAATGAACCAATGAGCCTTAATGTCGTATATGTCTAATCACGAATTGTTACGTCTTAAAGACGCATGTGGGGATTGATCTAAATAGGCAAATACGCTATTATTTCCGCGTGGTTTTTTCTTTTTCGGCTCGTTCAATTGCGGCCGATAGTACAGCGACCCGCTTCCTCGCCTCGGCTATTAGAAGGTCTAAGGCCCATACAGGGGCGCCCCTACGGCCCCTTCGCCAATCTCTGATAGTGACCTTAGCCGCCCTCGGCCCAAACAACCCCCACAACCCCTTAAGTAGCCCTGGATACGCTGCCCAATGCCAAGGCCAGATAGCCTCAGCTAACAAATCAACTCCAGTTTCCCGGTGCATCCGTTTTAAGGGTGCGTGGTGTTTGGGAACTGCGCGGGGGTGTTTCCGACGGCTAATTACGCGCGCGACCGGCTCGGCTTGCTGAACGCCCATGCGCCTCACATAGCGCGATCCGGCAGCTCGGCGCCAGCAAAATCGCACCGTGATTGATCGCCGGCCAGGTCAGGATGCGCCCATGGCTCAAAGCCTTGCGCTTGGTAAGTGACGGTCTTGTAAGTGTGTACGTCTCGATATGTTGTGGTATTGAAATAATTGAGAAATTGGAGATATTTATTCAGGAGTTTTCTGCCGGCAGAAAATGAGGTGCCGATCGAACTCGATATTCAGCGCCGGGGAGGGCGTCAGAAGCTTAATAGAGGGTTTGAAATTTCGTGGGTATTTCCGGTTGCGGCGGTGTTTTTTGCAAGTAAATGGGTCGGCGCGAGGATGATTAGAGGGCACCTCACCCTTTCCCCCGGAAAATGAAAATGGTTTATGTAGTCGCCTTGCCTTCGTTAAACTAACGGTGTCAGATTAACTTTATGGATTGGTATTCTTGTTTGGAGTGTGGTCAGAACCACCCTTTTAGGGTTGGGGTGGGGAGGCCGTGCCCGAAGGTTTCAGGTGTGATGCCGCGAGTGTCCGCCCGGGGGGCGCGTCCAAAGACCGGGGAGGCTGTGATCGCGTCAAATCGAGAGGCTACGACCTACAACGATATTGATACACGCCGGTCTTACATGCGTGATTAACCATCAAGATGAAGAAGACAATGTTGCTTCGCCTCCATTTGTTGATCAGAATCTATTGGGGTCGAGGGAAATAGGGCTCTCTGCAAACCATAAATCAACCTCGCGAAGCTGAAAGCGGACCGAACTGCGGCTATAGTCGGCCAGTTGTTCTGTGGATTGAGGCACGCTCCAACCGTAGAAACTCGACACAACGAATCAGCGTATGGTACGGTGGCTCGAACGAACAGAGAACGCATGCTAACCTATATTTACGCCAGCCTATTTGATTCTCCGGCCCAAACCCTGGTGAATACGGTGAACACCGTGGGAGTTATGGGCAAGGGTATTGCTAAAACTTTTCGAGATCGCTACCCCGCGATGTTCGCAGAGTACCGTAAGCTTTGCGACCGTGGAGAGTTTAAGATCGGCGACCTGCACCTTTGGAAGGGCGACGGTCGTTGGGTGTTGAACTTTCCGACTAAGACTACGTGGCAATTGCCGTCGAAGCTTGAATACATTGAAAAGGGCCTTGAGACGTTCGTACAAAATTACGAAAAAATGGGAATTGTCTCGGCATCGTTCCCGCCCTTGGGCTGCGGAAACGGCAATCTGAATTGGACCGACGTCAAGCCAATTATCGAGCGCTATTTGGGCAAAATCAGTATTCCAATCTACATTCACAGTCTGCATGTAGGCGACGAATTACTGAGCAAGAACGCGCAAGCTTCGGAATACCACCAGGAATGTCTATCACTGTAAAACGTGCGGCGCGCCACTCGAAGGAATGGTCGTCTAAATTGGCGCCATTCCCGGTTAGAGCTAATTGGCCGGTGCACCTATTTCATACCTGCCAACTTGAGGTCGCCGTCGAGATCGTAAAATCGGGCGAAATTAAATGCAGAAGCAATGTTGGCAATTTGATCTGTGATGTGGCTAATCAAGGTGCTGTTTGGAACAATCCAGATGCACATAACTATGTGAGGCTTTATTTTAGGCCGCGTAATTCGTTCCACCTCAAGACGGAAGGCGTCAAGGCTGCGGGTGAATGTTAAAGACAAGTTGCGAATGACTAGGGCTGAGAAATTTGATGCTGCATTTCGATTGGTAAAGAAAGGAACGAAAACATATGAGCACATAAAAGACCTAACCACCGTCTCATTGCGAACAATCAATACAATGGCAAAGGTCCTGCGAGAGTGTCCAAAAGCGGTCGAAGGTAACTCATGGCGGAGCGCTTGGTGGGCTTACAAGCAACCATCAAAACGAGACGACGATGAATTTGACCGGAAGATCGATTGGCGAGAGGAAAAGGCGCAGAAACTTGCCAAACAAATGATCATAAATGTCGGAGCGGGATTTGTTCGGGATCACAACTTTCGCAAACGCCCTTTGCGCGCGCCAGCACATACTGCCGGATTGTCTGACTGCGCAGGCGATAGGTTCGGTTTGAACCCTCACGCTCACTCTCGCGGGCAGGGCCTGCGGCAGCAAGGGCTCTCTTGCGCTGTTCCTCCAGGCTGATGCCAGAACCAAGGAGCGGCGGGAGATCTAATTCAGCGCCCTCGGTGGCAATGGGCACTAGGTGAAAAACGATAGCCTTGCGGATGTTGCCGTGCTGGTCCTTGCCGTTCTCAAATGAATACCCGGCACAATTAAATGGTCCCCGAAATCGAATATTGCCACCACCGAGCATCTCAAAGAGCAACAAGTCTTTGCCATCGGCTGCGTGATTGGCAATCGCTTTGTTTCCCTTCGTAAGGGTCATATCGCCCTTTTGACCCTCTCCGAAATAACGGAAGGTGCCATCGGCCGACCAATCATCGGCGTACCCATGCCGTGTGCCACGGCCCGTGAAGATGAAGACGGCCGGATAATTTGCTGGCGTAACAATTCCGCTTTGCCGCTGACCACTGTAATGCGCGTGAATGTCTTTTCGGCGGTTATATGTCTGTCCAATTATAAAATCTGATGCCATGGCATACCGTTCAAACGTTTCTCAAGCCACGCCTTTCGAAATCTTAATCTTCGTCGCCCGCTTTTTCCTCTCTGAGCTCTGAAAGAGTTTTGCCTTCATATTTCCAATATTGGGGGCCGGCGATTGCTGACCAGCCAAAACCTTTTTCATGGGCAACTTCGAGGGCGGAGCTGGACAGGCTGTGTTCTTGGCCTCGAAAGTCGACCGAACGGTCGCCTTTAACGATACACGTTATCTGGTCGTCGAAGACGGATTGCAGGACGGTGCCAGGAGCAATGCCGACAATCGAAAAGTTAAAAGCGGCTCTGCGCTTCTTGGCCTCTCCAAGCGCTTCTTTGTCATCGGCCTCTGTGAACAGTTCATCTCCGGGCGTCACATTTTTGAGGCAGAGCAGCTCGATGATAGCTTTGGGCTTATCGGGGGACAGCCTGAAAAACTCTCGACTTTTCCTGACACGATGATCATCGAACGCCTCATGGATCGCGCGCTCTACTCTGGCGGCGTCGACCACCTCCGCTGCATAGAAGCACTCGAATGGCACTGGGATGGACGTGTTGTCTATATGCGCAAGCGGCGTGCGGCGAAGGGGGGGTTGAGATGGTCTTTGACATTCACGGGTTCCGGCTGCACGGTTTTCACCTTCACCACTCTCAAGACCCGTTTGATGGAGCGCCGCAATGGGCCTGGGAGCTAAGATCGATGCTGGCGCTTCTTTTGCAAAAGGAGGATGATGCTATGGCGGACCTTTCCAAGCTACAGGCCGATGTTGCTGTACAGGCGACCGTTACCGGATCGGCGATTACCTTACTGCAAGGGCTTTCTGCGGCGATCAAGGCGGCTGGTACTGACCAGGCGGCGGTTGATGTGATTCGGTCTTGCGATCGGAGAGAGGCCAAGAGGTTAAATCTTTTATCTGGGCCACGGGCACCGAAGGAAAAACGGGTCCGGGCGGTCGAGGATGGAGTTCTTATTCCAGAGGAACCGGAGAAACGCGGACCGCGCGGGGTCAGAGATGAGGTTTGCGAGTTTTTCTACGAGATTTTCAGTGAGGAGGGTTTTCTCTTTGTCGAACACGCAGCGTTCGAGCCTTCCGTGTCCATCCTAGAAGAATATCGATCTGCCCTACGGAAGGGTCAGACCACAGTTGGGTTTTTCATGGGCGACCCATTGCCGGGACGTTTTACATGGAGACTATCAAGCGTCGATCAACCTAAACAAGGTTCGTTAGCGCCGTGACGCTCAATGCAGGCTGACATGCACATGCGTTAACGGCAGCAGCGCGTAAATGATGATGAGGCACAGTACAACGATCAACAAAACCCGGATCACAGTGGCAATCGGCTCCGCGATCGGCATCACCCCGAGGATAGTCGTCACAGCCCAATAAATAAGGCCAACGATCACCAACCACACGATAAGCGAGACGAGGGTTTCGATCATGTCCGGTAACAACGATAGGGGATAAAAGTTCCCAATGGATGACCCGCAACTGATTTATATGCGCCCTTACGTGCCGGGCATGGTTCTGGTGCCGACTAGGATTTTTGTCGCCCTTTGCCTTCTGTCCGCCATCGGCACCCTCACCATTTTCCTGATGGTTTTTGCCTGAGACACGCGGGCGTCACAATTACCAGACACCCTACGGTCATGCCGTCCGAATACACCCTTCTTGTCTTGATCCTCATTGGCGAGTTTGCCATCTTGGCTCTGGAGATATTTGAGTTTTCCTTGGCCGAATGGCGCCGTAGGACGGGCTGATTACCCCCGCTTTCCGTTTGTCAAGTGTTATGTTAGCTTTCCTAATCTCAAAGGGGAGCGAGCCGTCCATGTTGACCAGATTTGCAAGTGTTTTAGCCGCTTTTTTGCTTCTCATAACGTCCGTTAACGCACAGCAATCGGTCAGAATCTGGAACGGCACGGATTTTGTAAGCGTCTCCAACCCTCTGGCGGTTTCCGCTTCGGTCAGCGCCTCCATTGCCGGTTTTGCTCCAAGTTTATCTTACGCCACTTGTACCGCGACAGATTCAGCCTGCGCATCAACAGCGATACCAACTAATTCAGGTTCTGTTGTTTTATTCAATTCTGGAACGACAACGGTTAGCTGTACGCTGGCTTCCGGCGCGGCGACGGGCGCGACAAACAAACTTCAAATACCAGCATCTAGCGGCTTGGCTATTTCTACTGTTTATAGCGCAACAACCTACGACCACTTTGCCTGTATCGACCAGACAGGTTCCACGTCGAACGTCGTCATCGCTTCTGGCGGCTCAGGCTTGCCGACTGGTTGGGGCGGCGGCGGCGGGTCGGGCGGCGGCGGTGCAGTTACAATCGCCTCTGGCGGCGTGGCGTCGGGGGCCTATGCCTCCGGTGCGTTCGCCTCGGGCGCAGCGGCCTCGGGTTCGTGGGCAGATGGCTCAATCGTCGCCCTCGGCGCGATTGGCGACAGCGCATGGGTATCCGGCAACGGCACAGAGATTGCGTTGCTCAAGAACATCGCCAACGGCATCGCGGGGCCGATCCCAGCCGCATCGCCAACTTCGACCATTATCGGCTCTACTATTCCTGCGGCGGGCGCGACTGGTGGCGCAGGCGGAACGACTATTACACCTGCCGGTGGAGCGGTCGCGACGAACTTCATCACCGCAGCGGCTACGACGCTATACAGCGTCACCGCTACGAACACCGGGACACACATTGCTAACGTCCGTATTTACAATTCGGCAAGTGCTCCTACCTGTACGTCAGCGACCAATCTCGTATTCGAGTTCGATCTCATGTCAAGTGCGACCTCGCCGGGGATGAGTCCTAATCTCGGTCCGGTCGGCATTCTCCTGTCAAATGGATTGGCCTACTGCATCAGTGGCGCTTACGGCCACACCGACAACACCAACGGCGGCTGGACGACTGGCGACATCGTTATTAATACCGTTAACAAGTAGGAGCGCGCAAATGCGCTTGATCCTGCCACGCCGAAAACTTCTGCTAGGCGCTGCGGCGCTTTTTGCCGCGCCCGCGCTCGTTCGTGCGCAGATGATTGGCGAGGGTGTGTTCAAAGCGGTGCCGTCTGGCGGCGGCGGAGGCCCGGTTACTTTCGACAACTCTCAGTTCACAGGCGGCGTAGCGTCAGGGGCATCAACGTCGTTTACAGTCGGCTCGGGAACGCAACGCGCCCTTGTCGTTATACTCCTGCAAAACACTGGCGTATTTGGCGGCTCGTCTGTTACCTATAACGGCGTGTCGATGACAGGCATTGGGGCGGATGGAACAGTCTTTGGCTTAGTCGCGCCTGCCTCTGGCGCTAACAATATCGTAGCGACGTTCACTGGCGGCGGGACGGTATCATTAGCGGCGTTGTCCACGACTGGTACGGATCAATCGGGTGGAACGACTACGTTCCACGATTACGCAACCAATAGTGCAATATCTAGCAGCCCATCAGTGACAATTACTAGCGCAACGAACGAACTTGCTATCGCTGGATGGCTCAATGCAGCCGCGCAGAATTTTACAGTTCCGGCCGTTGGTTGCGTCGATATAGGCAAGGTAAACACCGGGGTTAATCAAAACGCATCAAGTTATGCTGTTGGAGCAGCAAGCGTTTCTGTTGGCTATGCAATGGGCAGCTCAACGTTCTGGGTCGGCTATGGCTGCGCAATAAAATCGGCTTGAGATATGGTAATCTTACTAAGATCAACCTTCATCGTAGTGGCTGCGCTTACTCTGGCTGCCTGGACGCACGGCGTCGGTGGTGGAAGTTCCTCAGCTAACGCCATAGACCTATCCGTTAGCAACGCGATCTTGGTCGATACAGGAAGCGAGTTGTTATACCAATGAGATGGCTTGCAAATGTTCTCGCAGCATTATTGCTTATCCAATCTGCTTGGGCTGGTTCGACAATCAATAATCTCGGTGCGGCTTCTACTCTCAATGGGCAAGAACAATTCCCTGTATTTCAGGGTGCCAACCCTGCGGTCAAGACAACGACGCAGGCGCTTGCTACGATGGCGACAAACTACGTCGATCCGATCTTGTCTGAAAATGCTGCTGGCATCATAACGACGACGACAGGATCAATCACAGCCAGTTCAAAAACACTTACGGTTGCTAGTGCTACTGGCTGGTCAATCGGTATGGGCATTGCTGTTGCCAACGCCGGAACGGGTGGCAATACGGAATTAATAACGAGCGTTACCAATATCTCAGGCACGACATTTACGCTCAACGACGCCGCAATTACGACAGCTACAACGCAGACGGTTAATCATGACGATACGGCGGCGATTGCGGCGGCGATAGCGACTGGCAAGCCCGTTCATCTTCGCACCGGGAACTACAACGTCACCAGCGGCTTCACGATTAGCTCACCAACCACGTTCGTTGGCGACGGTGGTGGTCTTTCGATTATCTGGAATCGTAACCCTACCGGAACGGTCTTTACGATTTCGTACACCAGTCAGGTGGCGGCGACGGCGTGCTTTACAGGCTGGTTCTCAGGCTGGACAGGTTGCTATCAGGGCAAAGCGGCGCTGTTTCAGGATTTCCAGATTTCGCAAGCAAACGGGATGACTGCGACGGACGGATATGGATTTTCCGTGGCTGGCACCTCTGGCAACGGCGTTACCAACTTGCACATCAATCGTATTGTGATGAACAATCTTTGGGGCGGGATATTCCTCGGTAGTTTCCTCATCTCGAACTGGTTCACCGACAACTATATTCAGGGCACTCAGGGTGGTTGGGGAATCGTTATCAACACCCCGACACCTTATGGCGACAGCAATCTCGTCGGCAACGAACTAAACGGGCAGAATACCGGACTGAAGATCATCGCTTCCGATACAAGCATGATCGTCAATCTCAAGACCAATGGCTCAGGCATCTTGTTCGCCGGGTCGCCCTCGACAATACAGCGCGTGAGGATCATCAACCCGAGCATCGAGGCGTTCAATAGCGCGCCGACTTGCGGCATCGACTTTGGTTCGTCAGGGACAAGGCAAACTCAGGTCATTGGTGGCGGTATTGGCTTGATGTCCACGCCGCTGTGCAACGCGGATCAGGGCGAAAGCACTTCCGTCGTCGGAACAGACCTCTATCCGGGTAACTCTACTGATGGCCAGAAGATGATTATTCCCAACATGGTTATTGCAGCGCTCTTATCAGTGTCTAATGGCGAACTTGGAATGGGAAAGATCACCGCATCTGGTGTTGCTCCTGGCGCTCCAGGGGCGAAGCTCGCTATTGTCTGCGGGACCAATGCCGGGAGCGCGAAGTTGATTGCTTACGCCGGAACATCAACAACGCCGACGACTGTAGTGGATAACATCGGAAGCGGTGTTAGCGGATGCTAAGACTCGCGGCGATAATTTGTTCTCTATTGATTGCTGGCGCTGCAAGTGCTGGCCGAGTCGGCCACGGTTCGTCTGAGCTTCCAATCATACCGACGACAGACTTCACCGCTGCGGACTATGAATATGACTCTAGCCCTGGAACGCCCTACACGCCGGGGACCAATACGAGCTATAGCAGCGGCCAAGAGCAGGGATCGTTTCGATTCCTCTGCAATCACGATCACCTGAACTACGATGATCCTATCCTTGCTCCTGGAGTGCAGGGCGGTTCGAGCCATCTGCACGAGTTCGCCGGGAACTTCGGGACGAACTACGCTTCGACTTATGCGAGCCTGCGCGCCTCGGGAAACGGCGGCTCGTGTGCTGGTGGTCCTCTCAACCGCACTGGATATTGGGCGCCAGCCGTTATCGACACGATCAACAACAAGGTCGATCCATTCGATACAGTGCAGTTCTATTACAAGAACGACCGTTATCATTTTCTCGATATTGCTAACCCAGGAACCCCACCAGGTTTCAGCGCATGGGTCGGCATAGCCGTTCGACAGCTTCCGCGAGGACTTCGCTATATCTTCGGCTACAACATCGCGAACGACGTAAATAATAGTAATTTTACTTGGTCATGTTCAGATGTGTCTGAGGGGAGCCACAGTAATCTTAGCATAGCTCCCAACCACGACGATCCTTGGAACTTTGGCGATCTTTATGCGCGACTCAGCGCACTCGGTATCCAGTCCGACGGCGTTCATTGCTTGCAGATCGTCAGCCGTGGCGATGCGCCAAACTGTTGGAACGGTCATCTCGATAGTGCAGATCATTTCTCGCATGTTGCAAGTTTAGTTTCGGCTGGAAGTGGAACAGTTGTCTGTCCTTCGAGCAATCCTTATCCGCTACCGTTCTTTACGGCGATCTTTACGTATCAGCGTGGTACGGCGGATTTTAGCCAGTGGTACTTGTCATCCGACAGGGCTGTAGGTCATTCCGTCAAACCCAACGGTTCAACGTTCCACACTGACTGGTTCGGCGCGTGGGACTACAACGTAATGGACTACTGGCAGACCCATTCGATCCAGATACAGAGTACGATACTCCAGCCAAACCAATCGCCATCTGGCAATGATGCGCAGAATAACAGCGGCGGTCCAATGGGAAACATTGGACTATTGACGACCGGAGGTTCGACTGGCGGTGGCGGGACAATCATCGCCGGTGGCTTAGCTACGTTCCCCGATAATGAACTCCAAATCCCATCGCGCACGCCAGTATCGCTCGGCTGTGCGCAGGCCGATAATTACGTAGCTAGAACAAGCCTGAGCGGAACTGATGCGACTGACTTTGCTAATTTGATTTGTGGAATGGTTACTGACGGTCTAATCGACGGAAGCCTGCTGCGACAGTTTGGTTGCGGGACGAAGTTTGATGTCATAGCCATTTTGGCTGCGCCCGATCAGGTCACGGCGAATCTCAATCTTTGTGGCACGTACTACACGTCAGTACCCGTTGGCTCGCCAGCTTGGTCCGCCAATAACGGCTATACCGGCGTCAATGCCAGCACGACAGTCTATCTCGATCCAGGGTACGACGCCGGTGCTCCACCAATTCCGGGCTATCAGACACTCAAGCCTAATTCGGCGCACTTTTCAGTCTGGAGCAATACAAACTCCAACTCAGGTAACTCGGTCATCGGCTGGTCAAACGGTGGTTCCCAGCACTCGCTGATTGCTCCGCGCAATGGCTCGAACGTTGGCATATTCAGGATGCAGGAGTTTACGCCCTCGTCCACAACCTCGGGCATAACGGACTCGACGGGATTCTTCCTCGTCAATCGTAGCGGGCAGACGGCGGAGCAGGGCTATCATAACGCTACGCAGATATTTACCGGGACGGTCGATAGCGGCTTTCCATTAAACACAGGCCCCGGGAAGGTCGTGGTTCTGGCTAGATGGGATCAGCCTGGACCTGGAGCCGTTGGTGGCGCAGCCATGCAGATCGCGGCCTATACAATCGGGGCGTCGCTATCCTCGACCGATGAAGCTAATCTCTGCCATCGCCTCAATGTCTTTATGACGGCCCGCAATGGCGCTGCGAGCGTGTGCCCATGATTGAACTCTGGACCGCGACCTACATCTACCTCAGCGGCCATCGGACTGAAGATGTGGGTACGTACAGCAGCAAGGCTCAGTGCATAACCGAAGTCGATAAGCTGTTCGCCACGGGCCAATACGGTAAGAAGCCCCAGATCGATTGCCACGTCGCCGGGAAGAACTACTACGAAGGCGTCGAGCGCATGATGAAATCACACGGAATGGCCTCGCCAATGCCACCGATGGAGCACAAGTGATGATCCTCTTGGCAATCTTCTGGCTCGTGATGGCCTCGGCCTTCCTCGAACTATGCTACCGCGCACCGGAGCTTCGGTGGCACGATTGAAATAGTTATTGACTTATTCCTCGAAGTAGTGTTACCGACTACATCGCCGTTCGCTCCTCGTACCCCCCTCCCAAATCTGCCGAAGGGGCGTCGGTGGCCGGGGTTGTTTGGTCCCCCGTTGCAACTCCGGCCTTTCAAATCACGGATAGGTGCATTGGCTAAGACACAACCAACATCTGTAAGACTATCGAGCAAGCTAAAGGCTCGCCTCAAGAAATATGCCAATCCCCGAGGATGGAGCATATCGCGGTTGATCGAATTTGCGGTCAACGAGTGGCTGGATATTCAGGAGAAAAAGAAGTGAAGTCGGCCTTAATTACCACGACTATAAATGTTCCAAAAGTGCTCGATCTTTACCGGTCCTGTTCCGGCGAAGTTATGTTTTTCGTTACGGGCGACAGAAAGACGCCCGATCTCGACGTGGTGAATTTCCTCGACGGCTGCGGACATCATCTTTATCTCGGCGCCGGCGCGCAAAACGCATGGAAGTGTTCGGAGTTGATCGGCTGGAACACCATCGCTCGCCGCAATATCGCATTGCTTGAAGCATTGGCATGGGGCGCAGATATTATAATTTCGGTGGACGACGATAATTTGCCACTCTCCACCGACTACTTCGACCGTTTTGAATCGGTCCTGAGTCACGAGGAACCAGTAGCCCCGACACTCCCCGCCGGAATGGCGGTTGTCGGTGGCAAACCGCGCCGACTAATGCCAACATTTTCCGGTCTTTCGGTCCAAGGCAAGAACGGATGGTTTGACCCTGGCTCGTTGTTTGTGCCGCCAGTGCGAGTGCGAGGTTATCCGCACCAAGTCAGATCGGAAATGGTTGTTTCTCCGGTTGCTAATGTCAATGTTGGTGTAGCGACAGGACCAGTTCTAGGAAATTCAGACATAGGAGCCGTCGAGCGCATTGCCAAAGAACCGGTAGTGACAGGCTTTGCTGAAATAATGCGTAGTGGGGCCGTTATCGACAACAACACTTGGACGGTGGTGAATACACAAAACACCGCCTACTTGCGAGAATTTGCGCCGTGTTTTTTGATGATTCCGGCCTTTGAAAGAAACGACGACATTTACGCCAGCCTTGTTGTACAGCGCATCATGCGTGATCGAGGGTATCACGTTCATTACGGACAACCTTTTGTTTTTCAAGAGCGCAATGAACACGATCTAATGAAGGATTTGCGAGACGAAATATGGGGCATGGGAGATATTTTGAACTTCGCAAAATATCTCGACGGAATTATTCTAGAAAATAAGTCGGTCATAGATGACTTGCGCGCCGTTTGGTCAAATTACAACTCTGATAGGTCGCTATCTGTTTGTCCTCTTGCAAGCGCGTTTTTGGATGATTGCGAGGAAGCATTGAAATGAAAGTAGCAGTTTCGTTTCTTAGTAAGGATAGAACCACACTATCTATACGTTCAATTGAACCGCTTTGGCAGGCGAACAAATTTGATTTGTTTTGGATAGATGGAAGCTCTACAGAAAACGGGCAACAGTATTTTGATCGCCTGCCTGGTAATGACATAAAACGATATGGAAATATCGTGGGCGGCGCTGGCAACGCGCTCGTTTTTGCGTTGACCACGATGCTCGCGCATCTAAACAATTATGAGTTTGTCGGTCTGTGCGAGAACGACACTCTGCTGCCATCCGATTGGTTCAAGCCGACGATGGCTCTGTTCGACCAAGGCAAAAAAGACGGATTGAACGTCGGTGCCGTGTCCGCTCGTTGCTACGAAGATCGCGTTTTGATCCAGCGCGACGGCTATGCCGTCTGTCACAATCTTGGAGCCGGCCATGTCATTTTTACGCGCGAAGCTGCAAAATTGGTTCTACGGACTTTCCGCTCGGCATGGACGGACGATAACCGGCGCATATTCCAGCGCGTCAGCGGGATCGACATCGGCGGCTACTGGGCGTTCCGCAGCAACAACCATTATCTTACCGCCGACTGGCATTGGGAAGCCGTTCTTGCGGCTCACGGCCTTGCCGCGCTCGCCCTCACGCCTTCGCATGTCGAGATGATCGGGCAGGACCCGCCACTGGAACAACAGGGATTGTCCATCGTCAAGCAGCCGCTTGAAGGACGCCGGTACGAAGGTGCTTTCGCCAAATACCGGGACAGCCTATCGAGATTGTACCAGGGTAGTATTGATCTCGGCATCGATACGCTATTGCACACCGACCACGATACCGGGTTACAGACGATTTTTGCCCATCAAATAGGTTTGATCGGAGGGTATTACACGGGCGACTGGAATTGCCGTGACCTGCGGCGGATCGGTCCATTCACGTTTGTCGCCAACGACGAAGGCGCCGCCATCCAAATTCCCTTGACCGGCGTTTGCAACTTTCTAATTTCTGGCGGCGAGCAAGGAGGCAAGATCAAGATCGAGGACCCTTACACCGGGTTCGAGATTGAACCGTCTTTGCAGCCTGAGCCGGTTGAAGGTGGATTGTTGCAGGTCAACATCCCTGGATCATTTGCTGCCCGGACGGTCAAGCTTACGGCCTTGAACAAAGGCGTATGCTTCTACGGCGTTCAATCTAGAGAGCCGCAAACCAGATACTCTCACGCCAGTTTCGACTACTTGAATATCCAGAAGGTGTAAAAATGGCTTGGAGAGTTCATCTAGATAGCCTTATTAGATTCGGCCAAATAGGGTATCGCATGTACGTTATGAGAGATAACCCTGACGGCAGCGGAACTATTTTGTTTAATCCTACGCTACATACGTTGAATAAATACGAGTCGGTTCCGCAAAACGAATCTTTCATGGATGACGGATCACATCCAGATTCTAATGTTCGACAAATTCTTCAAGCAATGTCTGATGCTGCATGGGAAATTGGCATCAAACCAAAGGGTCTGGAAGGTCATACGGACGAGTTAAAAGCCGTTCGGTATCATCTTGAAGATATGCGTACATTGGCGAAAGTAAAATAATGGGCGATGAACACGGCCCCGATATTCCAGAGCAGCGGCATTATTTGCCGACCTTGGCCGATTTGATAGATCGGTTGAGCATCGTCTTGCTCAAGTCGATATTCATACAACAGCACCGCACGTCTTATCTGGATGAGCGCAGGTTGATAGAGCACGACATCGACGTGGTTCTTAAGCAGAAGAACTTCGTATTCAATTCCGAAGATATTACTGCGGCGTTGATGCTGATGCTGGCCAACCGAACGATATGGCTAAATGAATCGAAGGCCAGAGAAGGCGGCTCAGAACAAGATACGTTGCTAAAACTTTCGCACAGTATAAATGGCGTAAGGAGCCGTGCTAAGAATATCATCGCGCAACATGCCGGGGAGCGTGTCGATCTCAAGATCGATTGTTTTGCTGCCGAGTTGATAAAGGACTTTGGGGCCTGGGATGTCTGGTTTTAACCACCAGCGCATGTTGCTCCGCATCACGGAAGCCGAGATGAACGATCTGCGGCGAGAAAATAATGAGCGGCTTACGGAGGCGTCTTTCCCAAAATACTACTGTGTGACCAAGGGCAACGCCATTCACTTGTGGCCGCCGAGCCGGGCTGACCAACTTCATTGGCATTTATCGTTCGAGGACAAGAAATGAGGGTGCTCATTACCGGATCGGGAGGCTTTGTAGGTCGGAACTTTGCCAAGCGGTTATTGGTTCTTGGGTATGATGTTGTAGGCGTCGATGACCTAAGCGCGGGGCTACACCCGAGTAAATGGACCGGCACTATAATTAATAAGCACAGTTTGAACTACTTCCATCTCGACGTTCGCAAGTTTTTCAAGATGTTTAATCCCGACAAGTTTGATCTGGTTATTCATTGTGCAGCCATTGTCGGCGGTCGCCGGATGATCGACGGCGATCCGTTGGCGGTCGCTACCGATATGTCGATAGATGCTGAGTTGTTTAATTGGATCGTGCGCAGCAAAAAAATGCCGAGGTTGATTTATTTTTCGTCGTCTGCCGCTTACCCCGCTGATTTGCAGAAACGTAACGTGCATTGTCAGCTTGTCGAGGAATTTCTTAATTTCGACGGAACCCGCATTGGTCTGCCCGAAATGACCTACGGTTTTGTCAAGATTGCCGGCGAGTACCTAGCCAAGTGTGCGGTCGAGAAGTACGGGCTAGACGTGAAAATATACCGCCCGTTCGGTGGCTACGGCGGCGACCAGTCGTTTGATTATCCATTTCCGTCGATTGTAAAGCGGGTGGTCGACCGCGAGGACCCTATAACTGTGTGGGGTTCGGGCGATCAGCTTCGGGACTTCATCCATATTGACGATATTGTTGAGGCGGTATTGAACGCGATGGACGCGCTTCCATCGGGGCAACCGCTTAATCTTGGCACCGGCGTCGGTACTTCGTTCAAGGAACTGGCGTACAAAACCGCCGTCTTGTTTGATCGCAGTCCGAACGTGGTCAACGACGCCAGCAAGCAGGAAGGCGTGTTCGCCCGCGTAGCTGACGTGCATAAACTGCACCAGTATTACGTGCCTAGGATCACGCTAGAGGAAGGCATCAGGCGGGTTTACGAGCACTTGACAGATTGCGCCCAGGGTGTAGTGTAGATGACTACATTGGGGAGAGAACCATGATCTTAGGGTACGCTCGCTGTTCGACCGAGGAACAGATTGAAGGCACGTCGCTGCGAGAGCAACAGCGCAAGGTCAAGGCACTGGCCGAGATGCGCGGCGTCGATCTTGCCTATGAGTTTGT